TTTTGGAGGTTTAACATTAACAGGTGGTATTAGCAGTATTGCTGGTGACATCATTCCTAGCGCAGACATTACTTATGACCTAGGTAGCCCAACAAGACAGTGGAAAGATATCTACGTTGGTCCGGGTTCTTTGTATGTTAACGGACAAAAAGTTCTACAAGACGATACAGGTACAATTACATTTAGTGCTGACGAAGATCAAAATATCCGTATCAAGACACTTGGTAACGGTATTTTACAGTTAGGTACGAGCACAACAACATTACAAGTAGATAGTACTCTACAAATTACTAGTGGTAAGAACATTACTGACAGTTCAGGTATCAAAGTTAACTTTGGTGATAACATCGAAATGAACGGTAACAAAGTTATCGGTCTAGGTGCTCCGAGTTCTGGCAGCGATGCGGCCACAAAGACTTATGTTGATACAGCTATCGGTAACATCAGCACAAGTTCTATTACACAAGGTAACTCAAGCGTTGCAGTAGTCGACAGCGGCACTGGTACAGTTACAGTTACAGTTGACGGTAATACAGCTCTAACAGTCGATTCGACAGGTGTTGTAGTTGCTGGTAACTTTACAGTTAGTGGTACAACAACAACAGTTAACTCTAATACAGTTTCAGTTGCAGACAACATCTTAACATTGAACAGCGATACTACAGGCACACCAACACAAAATGCTGGTATCGAAGTTGAACGCGGTGACGAAGCAAATGTACAATTACGTTGGAACGAAGGTTCTACAAAGTGGACATTTACTAACAACGGCGCTGTTTACTACCCAATGGCAACTGGTACAGATGACTTAGCTGAAGGTTCAACAAACTTATATCACACAGCAGCTCGCGCTCGTAGTGCATTGAGTGTTACAAGTAATACAGGTATTAGTTATAACAGCTCAACTGGTGTATTTAACTTGGGTTCTATTCCTAATAATTCATTGGCTAACAACAGCATTACAATCAACGGTACAAGCGTTGCACTAGGCGGCACACGTACATTAGATACTGATGCAATTAGTGAAGGCTCAAGCAATAAGTATTTCAGCAATACATTGGCACGTGGAGCAGTTAGCTTTGCAGCAGGTTCTGGTGCATATAACAGCTCAACTGGTGTAATCACTATTCCTACAAACACTAACCAATTGACTAACGGTGCAAACTTTGCAACAACAAGTTATGTTGATAGTGCAGTACAAGGTAAAGACAACACAGACGAGATCACTGAAGGTAGCACAAACTTGTACTTCACAAATGCTCGCGCTCGTAGTGCGGTAAGTGCAAGTGGTAGCTTATCTTACAACAGTTCAACTGGTGTATTCAGCTATACAACTCCAAGCACTAGTGGTATCAGTGAAGGTACAAACTTGTACTACACAGACGCTCGTGCTCGCGCAGCAGTTAGCTTCACAGCAGGTAGCGGTGCTTACAACAGTTCTACTGGTGTAATTACAATTCCTACTAACACTAACCAATTGACTAACGGTGCCGGTTTCATTACTGGTTACTCAGAAACAAGTACATTGGATGCAGTTGTTGCTCGTGGCGCCACTACAAGTCGTGCAATGAGCACAGGCGCTTTAACAGTATCTGGTAGCATTACAGCAACTGGTGAAATTACAGCTTACTTCTCCGACGAACGTTTGAAGCAAGATATTGCTCCAATTCAAGGTGCGTTAGATAAAGTTATGGCAATTGGTGGTTACACATACAAGGCCAACGACTTAGCTCACGAATTAGGCGTTTCACGTTATGATAACCAAATTGGTTTATTAGCTCAAGAAGTTGAAGCAGTTATGCCAGAATTGGTTACTCAGTCAGCATTGGAAGGTTACAAAACCATCCGTTATGACAAAGTTGTATCCGTGCTAGTTGAAGCTATTAAAGAGCAACAAGCTATGATTGAAGAACTTCGTAAGGATGTTAAAAAGACTTTACAATAATATGTAAAAAGAAGGGAGGAAACTCCCTTCTTGTAAGTCAAAGACATTATTTACGATAAATAATTCAACAGGAGATCATAAATGGCTTTATTACCAGCAACAGGTTCTGAAATTGCAATGGGTCGTGTGCGTAGGGCATACGGAAACCAACCTTATCCACCAGCAGCCGGCACTAATATTACATTAAGTGGTGTGTTAGGTACATTGGTCGGACAATCGGCAGGAACTCAAATTAGTTTAAGTTCTAGATTCGGTGGACGCACTACACCATTCAATCATTAATATAAGAATTACACTTATAAATACCTCAGTACTAACATATTGAGGTATTTTTATGACTTACAAACTAACAAAACTTTTTGAACTGTGTCCTTATAATGTGCAAAGTTCATTTGAGAGGGAAAACTTTCATCCCCAATCAGGATTTTCAAATGCAAGATACGTTATTGAACTAGTAAATAGAATTAGAAAAATCAACAGTGATCTTCTTAACGAAACTAGACAATACGAGACTATCTGTCTTGAAGAAGAAAAACGAACTTTGGAAGAAATTTTACTTGCACAAGATTTAGCTGAATTGGAATCTAAAGTAGCTAACTGGGAAATGCTGGAAAGAGAATATTGGACAGAGCATCTAGGAAAAATAGCTGCAATCGAATTGCTCACATACGGAAAACTAAGTGTAGATACAATGACAAAAATGGCAAAGTTGCCAGAAGAGTTATATATAAGAGCAACACAGATTTGTGTAAAATTAGCAAACACTATAAAAGAAGCAACATTAAAAGCTGAAGAAGAAATCGGTATTAATCAAGGACAAGAAGAAGCGTATGCAAATTCTGGACTTCCTGAAGATTCTGCTAACTCCGTTCCTACTACTCTAACACTAAAAAAAATTAAGTAATGAAACATAAAATAGCAATATGTATGCCCACTAGGGAACAAATGCATAGCAGGTGTGCATTTAGTTTATACAATTTAGGCAAGGTATTATCAAATGTTGGTATAGATCATAGTCTATTCTTAAGTCCAGGAACACTAATTGCTAATCAGAGACATGAATTGGTTAAAGCTGCCCGAGAATGGGGTGCTACACATGTTATGTTTATTGACAGTGACATTATATTCAAACCAAATCATGTAATAGAGTTATTAAACTTTAATGAACCAGTAGTAGGAGCAGCCTATAGTAAACGTATCGAACCAGTTATTCCTACAGCATGGCATAGTATAGATAACTGGAATACATATGTTAGATTAAAAGAACAAACAGATAGTCATATACTAGTAGAAGCAATGGCACTGGGATTTTGTTTAATACAAATCGATGTGTTTAATAAACTAGAGTTGCCTTGGTTTATTTTAGGTTTTAATAATGGTCAATATACTGGAGAAGATATTGAGTTTTTTAGAAACTGCAAAAACAATAATATACCGGTATGGTTAGATGTTAAAGTTAGTTTTGAAATAGGACATCTCGGACTTAAAGAATTTAAGAACGCAGACGATATTGTTGTAAACCTTGCCACTTAACTAACCAACGATTTAGTTTACCGATGTTAACATCGGTAGAATCTTTATACCACTCATCTGCAAATTCTCTTTGAATAGCCAAGTCTTTTTCGGTGCACTCTATTAATAGATTGAGAGTGTTATCTTCTAAGCTAAACAATAATTTTATAAGAGGATGATTTAGTTCCTCGTTATTTAATAAATGTTTAGTCTGTAAAAACCAGCGTTCTACATAAGATACTTCAGGCTTAAACATACTATTCAATAACGGGTTATTAAGTCGGTAATCCCAACAATGATATAAATCAACTGATTTAACAACTTTAATTGGTTGGGTTTTTCTTGGAAACTGTATTATCTCTGCCATTCTTTTTATCTACCCAATTATAAAAATTCTTAAATTTCTTAATTAGTCTTGATGAACTGATCATTTGTCTTGCTTTTGGATGTAAAGGACTTGGCAACGAATCTATGCTAGTCCACGCATATCCTGCGTTTTCCCAGTTTAATTCAGGAACAAATTCCTTAGAAACTAAAACAACAAAAGTGTCGTAGACAAAGTCGTTACTTCTACTTTGATATCTATGTAAGGGAATTATTTTTTTGATCTTAGTTAATTGTAATTCTTCGTCGAGTTCTCTAATTAATGCGTTGTTCGGGCTTTCATTTTCTTCGACTTTGCCGCCAGCAAATGTCCAAGTATTAGGATAACTTTCTTCAGGACTACGAAGTACAGTCATAACCTTGCCAGTTTGTTCACTGACTATAATCGCCCCGACGCCTTTAAATTGTTTCAAAGATATAATCTCCACCATCCGTTTTGATAAGTACCTTCTACAGCACTGATCCATTGACCTTCGCGCCACTCGTAGTACAACCCTGTTGTTGCATTCAATACAACAGCATTAACATTACTTATACTACTGAAACTGATAATCCAACTACTTCCGTTGTATTGTATAATATCATTAGCTTGTGCATTAGTTATTCCCCATGCGCTGGTATTAGGAACATCTTCTAATACAAGATAGCGTTGTCCTGTAGTAGCTGTAGGTAAATTTTTACCAGGAGCACTCTTAGTAGGATTAATAATAGCATCAACAGCAGGAGTAGTTACATTAGGTAATGTAGTAGAATCTACAGTTATATTTGCAATATTAGGTTGCGATAAATCTATGTCATTAATAATAGCAACTATATCTTGACTAGGATCACTAGGATCGCTGCCTCTACGTAATCTTAAATTACTAATTCCTAGTCTTAGTTCGCCGTATGGCTTTAGTGTTTCTACCCAGCTCAAAGGATCACCATTTTGATTTGTAACTCCGCCTGCACTATTTAATAGTATAGCTTGATCACCTTGAATTTGAACTTGTAATTTTAAATTTTCAAAAGTTATAACAAGCCATTCTTTGTTAGGGATAGGATCACTAGGAACCCAATCTAATTGTTCACCTTCTTTGTTTCTGCGTATTTCTGTTAATATAGTGTGAATTAATGTCTGACGCTTTAACTTTGCAGGAGGGTTAATTAATATAGGTATAGTAAAGTTCATGGCAGCGACATCGATGATATCATCAGTACCCTGCGGTACTTGTCGCACACTCCAAACTACGTTTACTAATTCTGTATAAGTTAGATTACTCCAATCAAACGGATTATCGTTGACTTTCAAATTAATACTAGGATTAAACAATACTAACAACTGTTCCATTAATTGAAGTTTTTGATCAGTGTTGCTGGTCCAAATATCTACTTGTACTGTTAAATCGTAGGGCACAGGCATGTAGCGTTCGATGGTATAAGTATTACCTACTTCACCGTCTATATATTCTCCGGCAACTGGATCAAATTTCTTTTCATATACCTTGACTTTATCTACGTGAGTAGGATTCATTCTGCGTTCAGCACTAATAGTCATATCAGTAACATAGCAACTGATAAATGGAACAGTATTGATCATGTTCTCACTTTGATTTTTTAGTATATGAGCAGCCATACGATTAATGTCACCGTAGCGTACAGGTACTTGAATATAAGATTCGGCGCCATTACGATCTTTGCCAGTCTTTACACTAAAGCCGCCAAGAATACGCATAAACTGCGTTAGGTATTTTCTTATTTGTTCGTCATAAAAATATTGCATAATTAGAAATCTGTCTTAGGTTTAACTATCTGACTTAGTGCTTGACGTTCTGGTATTTCTTCATTACCTACTACAGTTGTAGAAGTATTATTAATAAAATTAGAAGCATTCAATACGCTATCTCTTAGATCAACTGGTCCATTTGGAGTTGTGATGCGTTGCCAACGTGTTCCTCGATAAGCAAATAATGCCGCAGGTTGATAATCTGTGCGTAAAAAGAAATCACCTTGATGCGGATTTAAAGGAAAACTTAAACCAGAATTTAATGGTTCACCGTGCTCGTAAGTTGGATCAGCATTTTCTTGATATGTTTTAGTATTATCTTGTAACAAATTATTTTGATCATCTAATATAGTAGGAGCAAGTTGTTCGCCCCGAGCAATAATAGCTTTGGAAATTTCTAGTTCTCGTTGATAAGTGCTTAGAGCATCTTTTAATGTGTCAACACCGTTATCGGCAGTTTGTGATAGTATGTCGCGATATTCTTGTGCATCTGTCATTGGGCTAGCTTTGATACGCCAAATGTGCGGATACCAAGTTTGACTAAAACCTTCTGCGGCACGACTAGCATCTTGAATAACATAAAATTTATTGATAGCCGGCTTAGATTCATCTAATAATAAGTCGTCACGTATATGCGGTAGTTCAATAACATCTCCGGCCATAAGTTTACGACCCATACGATCAACCATATCATTGGTATGGAATGTAATGTAGATAGTATCGGCACTTAAGAACAAACCGAACTGAGTTAGGTCAAAGTCTTGATCACCTACGTTGTAAACTCCGCGAAGTTCGTAGATATCAGGATCATAAATTCTGTCACGATTTTCTAAGAACAACAAGTCCTGTATCTTAGTTTCGTTTAATACATCATCTGCTCTATAGTTAGGCTTGGTCGGATCAGTACTGGCACCCTGATCTGCTGGTTGTAAGTATTTGTGGATTAACACACCGGTTCCGCCTACCATAAACTGCTCACGGATGAGCCTGTCCATAAAATGGTAGTCATTAGTTTTCTCGGGTTTCCATAGGCTTAGTCTTGGCATAGTATAAGTATTTACCTAAAGTTTTTCTTTGTCTATCTTTTAAATTACTATGTTTTGTATAAATAGTTACAATACATTTTTAAAGGATTTTATTATGGCTATTACAGATAATTGGGTAAAAGTTTTCCCTGCGAACACAATGGGAACTCCAGAATTGGCTTATTTCGTAGTTGATATAGGCACAGACATTGAAACAAACTATACAGCAAGTGATAGTTTATATTCTAAAGCAGTCAGAGCACTACAGCTAAAAACAGACTTATATATGGTAGGCGTACCAGATGGTAACATCTTTACATTTGCCGCTAGAGTATCAACTATCCCGGGCGCAGTTGCTGGTTCAATATCTGGCACTATTCCTAGTTTGGGTGATGATATCGCTGAATTTATCAGTGACGAAACAGTAACAAGTATCTCTGTACGCTCTGGCGGAACTGCTAATGACGTAGGCGACGAATTTGAATTCCGTCATGCTTCCTTTGCTACACCATTAAGAGTTCGCGTTACAGCGTCTAACTCGGGTGTTGCCACAGCAGTATCAATCGTAAACGGCGGTGTATGGACAGATGATAATTCATATCCTGACAATACTACAGTAGGCGGGTTCACCAGAGTGCAAGTTGCCGCAGGACAGGATTGGAATGGTAACAATTTACAAGTCAACATTAACTCTTGGGGACTAAGTAATGTTCAAGTTTACAATGCCAGCATTGTAGGTGGCAATCTAGTCTGGAACGACTAATAAAAACAAAAGTATTACAAACCCGCTCCGGCGGGTTTTTTATTGACATAAATTGATCCTTGCATTATAATACACTATACATACAAATTGGAGCGGTTATAATGGAGTATGATGTAAACGCAGACAATTCAAAAGTTAAAAAGTTTTTGAATAGTTTGATGCCTTCATATATTAAACAGTTGGGACTTACTAACAGCAAACGAGCTGTCTTAGTAAAAGTTACCAAAGACTTGGAAGATGATTTCCAAGGTTCTACTATGAACATCGATGTAGCAGACTGTATGTTGGTACTGATCAAAGCACCTAAACGTCTAACACCCGTGTCATTGATGGAAATGGCTACTACGTTAGCACATGAAATGGTGCATGTTAAACAGATAGCCAAAGGCCAAATGAAATTCCTACCAGGTGATGCAAAAATTTGGAAAGGTAAACGCTATTCCAAAAAAACAAAGTATTTGGATATGCCTTGGGAGATTGATGCCTTCTCCAAACAAGAGTTGCTTTTACGCCGTGCAATCGAAATTGACACAAAATAGAAGTTAGTATATAATTACATTTTTACCTAGGAGTAAACATGGCTACAAGAAAATCACTTAAACAAGTAAGTACGGACAAATTGGCTTGGAGATTCGAGCCCCCGGCTAAGACAGTCGTCTATCGAGAAGTAGATTCTAAGTATGTTGGCGAAGAACCCACTTACCCTAGTGTAGAAGAACAACAAGCATGGACCGCCAGTGAGTACAAAACACAAGTAATGCGTTCACTGAATTGGTATGCACATACACAAGATAAAAAGAAAAGTGCAGAATGGCTGGTTCAATTCCTTAGCCGAAATCCACGCCGTCAAAAATTAGCAGAAGCAGTCAAGCGAGGCGACATTTGGCCTGGCCCTACAGTTGGCTTTGCGCTGAGAGCAGGCCGAGTTGGACTTGCATTGCGATTTGGTACACTTCGTACTCTTGTTCGACAGCTTAAACAAGCAGACGTCGGCATCGATACTAGTAACCAAGTCGCCGAAGTTGTTGTAGACGACAAGCCAAAGTTCAATATCCAAGAACGTATGGCAGAAAAGACAGCAGAGTTTTTGGGCGAACTTGAAGGTCGTTTTGATGACTTTATGGCAGAGTTCAAAGGCGATCCTAAGCTAGTCGAACTGATGACCACAATGAACGTGCCGGCTGTGCAAGTTAAAACAGTACAGGAGTTCATTAACAAAAAGATTGCAGAGTTTGAAGAAGTTAACTCTAGCAAAGATCCGCAAATATTGGAAGCATATAAGCATCTGGGCAAGCGGCAAGTCAATGCCATTATCAAATGGTGGACACAGGCTTTGGCAGATGCTAACAGCTACAACGTAGTTAAAAAAGCCAGCAAGGCTCCACGTAAAAAGAAAGCAGTTACGCCCGAAAAAGTTGTGGCTAAGTTGAAATACGCAAAAGAGTTTAAAGAGCTTAATCTCAAAAGTGCGGACCCGACTACGATTCTTACAGCGCAAGAACTTTGGGTCTACAATACAAAGACACGTAAGCTGGGTATCTACATTGCAGATCAGTATGCAGGTGCATTGACAGTTAAGAATAGTACTATTGTAGGTTTCGATGCCAATACAAGTGTGCAAAAGACATTGCGTAAGCCAAAAGATCAACTTAAAGAGTTTAGTGCCAACGGCAAGCCTGCCGCTAAAAAATGGTTTAAAGGAATCAAGAGCACTGAGATTAAACTCAATGGTCGTATCGGTACAGATGTAATTTTGTTAAAGGTATACAAATGAAAAAACAATTGATTGCTACAGTTCTTGTATCGCTATTAACCGGGTGTTCGCTAACGGCATGTGGCGGTGGCAGCACAAACGCCACAAATATAAATGTCGAAACAGCGCCTGAAAAATATACAAAAATCACAGTCACAAGATCTTTAAGCAATACCGCCCACGGGTATCAAGTAGTGCAAAGTCCGGAGCCTACTAGAGCTGGTAATTTTGCACAGCGATTTGAATTGCGACCAGGTGATTGTCATTTTGACGCTTCGTGGAGCGACTGCACTACAGATAGGTCAAGAACCGAAGTGCTCGTAGAACAAAATATGACAACCGGCGAAGAGTACTGGTTTTCTTTCTCACTTTTCTTGCCAAGCGATTTTGAAACGTCGAATACTGTAAAAAGTACAATTGGACAAGTTAAGCCTCGCGGCGGACCTTCGGGAGAATACGCAGGATTTGCATCGCTGCCTTCGTTATTTCAAATTTATGCATTGGGTAATGAATACAATTTATGCTGGCAAGAGCTGATCAATCCTGCCACAGCAGCCACAATGTGCACTGATATCAAAATGGCTAAGATTGACGAAATGAAAGGCAAATGGACCGATGTAGCACTGCACTTTTCTACTTCTCAAACTTCGGGTTTTCTTCACGTATATGTAAATCAACAATTAAAGGGTTCTATTAATAGGCCTTTGGTGAACTATCCTGCAAGAAACTTTTTCGCCAAGTATGGTATATACAATACTTTGGTTAGTAGAAATGGTGTGCCTATGCCCACACAAGTTGTTTATTTTGATGAAGTCAAAATTGAGAAAAATAAGCAACAGGTAATGGCTTTTACTCCGGCTGTGGACTAAAATTTAAATTCACCAAATTAAAATCTCCCGCTAAATATACATAACGGGAGATTTTTATGACGGTAAAAGATGAGTTAATTAAAGAAATAGAATTACGCCTAGGCGGCGGAATGGTAGATGTAGAATTAGATTCTGCACACTACGATTTGGCTATTGCAAAGGCGCTTCGAAAGTTTCGTCAACGTAGTAGCAGAGCAGTTTCCGAAAAGTTTCTAAAATTAAACATCCAACAAGAAGTACAAACATATCAACTGCCTTTAGAAGTAGTTAACATTCGTGATGTATTTCTACGTCATACTGGTGCATTAGGTATTAGCAGTACTGGTGTTGATTTTGAACCATTTAACACAATGTACTTGAGTAATATGTTATTGCAAAGTAACACAAACTTCTCAGGTTTACTAAACTACGAACTATATGCAGATCGTAGGGAACTTTTAGCACGTATGTTCGGAGCATACTGCACTTTTACATTTAATCCTGGCGACCGAACATTATTCATTCATCGTAAGTTTAAAGCCGATGACGAAGTATATCTATGGGCATTTGTTCAAAAAGCCGATGACGAGTTACTAAATGATACATATGGTAGTCCTTGGATCAGAGACTATGCCATGGCACAGGCCAAGTTTATCCTAGGCGAAGCACGTAGTAAGTTCAGCACTATAGCAGGCCCACAAGGCGGTACAAGTTTGAATGGTGATAACTTAAAAAGTGAAGCTCAGGCAGAACTTGAAAAATTAGAACGAGACTTAGACTTGTATATTGACGGCAGTGATCCGATGGGGTTTATAATTGGATAAAGATACACTTAGAAAACTTGCTGGCATTGACAAAGAAGCACCTAGTCCTATTACTGGCGAGATTGGCACTAACAAAGCAGAATATATGCGTAAGCATAATATCAAGCCGGGTACAGATGAATGGTTTAAGTTATGGTTTTCTAGACCAACTTTAACTGGCGAAAATCCCACTCCTAAAAAGTAAAATAGTCATTGACAAATAGATTTGTCTACTATATAATAGTAAGATGAATATATATTTAGACATGGATGACGTAGTTGCAGATTGGATGGCAACTGCTAGAAAAATAGTTCAACGTAGTTGGGAATATGGAGAACGTATTCCAGATGCTGACTGGAAAAAACTACAAAGAGATCCTCGCTTTTATCGAAATCTGCCTAAAAAAGTCGGAGCCGATGAACTAGTACAATGGTGTAGAAATTACAAAGAAAAAACGGGCTGTGGTTTGTTCTTCCTAACAGCACTGCCTCATGATTACACAATGCCTTATGCTGCCAGCGACAAAGTATGGTGGGCACATGAACACTATCCAGATATCCCAGTATTCTTTGGGCCATTCAGTGGCGATAAGTGGCGTCATTGTCGTGAAGGCGATATCTTAATCGATGACAGAACAAGTAACTGCGAAGAATGGCGTAATGCCGGCGGGCTATCGCATATCTATAAACAGTGGCCCGAATGTAAACTATGGTTGGAGGAAACATTAAAATGATTATTGGCGTATGTGGTTTTATTGGCAGTGGTAAAGATACTATTGCAGATTATCTAGTAAACGTACACGGTTTTCGTCGTGAGAGTTTTGCTAATACATTAAAAGATGCTGTAGCCGCAGTATTTGGTTGGGACAGAGTTTTACTTGAAGGTCGCACTAAAGAAGCACGTGAGTGGCGTGAACAAGTTGATCCATGGTGGGCAAAACGTTTGGATATACCTAACCTTACTCCACGTTGGGTATTACAGTATTGGGGCACAGAGGTATGCAGAAAAGGCTTTCACGATGACATTTGGATCGCTAGTGTAGAAAACAAATTACGTAGAAGTAAAGATAATATTGTTATCAGCGATTGTCGTTTCCCTAACGAAATTGCTAGTATTAAACAAGCAGGCGGCAGTATTATATGTGTTAACAGAGGCGAATTGCCTAGTTGGCATATTATGGCCGCCAAGGCAAATGATGGAGATTTATTTGCTGCCGAAAAGCTCAAAGCATTAGGTGTTCATGCCAGTGAAACAGCATGGGTTGGAACTAACTTTGACTATGTGCTAGATAACAACTCTACATTAGATTCTTTGTTTAATCAAGTAGAAAAAGTGGTGCAACCAGAATCTGTAAAAATGTAAATTCCGCTAAATAGCCTGGTTTCTCCGAAAAGTTATAAATAAGTATAACTCATAAGGAGAACAACAATGGCTACATTAGTATCCCCAGGCGTTGCAGTTAGTGTCACAGACGAAAGTCAATACGGTTCAGCCGGTCAAGGCACAGTGCCACTAATTATTTTAGCAACAGAATCAAACAAATCAAACGTAAGCGGCACAGGCTATGCTTTAGGTACACAACCTACAAATGCAGCCAAGCCTTACTTATTAACTAGCCAACGAGAGCTAGTTGAATTATTCGGTCAACCGCAATTTAAAGTCATTGACGGTACTCCTGTACACGGAGATGAAACTAACGAATATGGCTTAATGGCTGCGTATAGTTTCTTAGGTCTTGCTAACCGTGCGTATGTTCTGCGAGCAGACATCGACGTAGCACAACTAGAACCAAGTATCGAAGAACCTACTGGTGCTCCAGCGAACGGTACATATTGGTTAGACTTAGACAATACAAGTTGGGGTATTTTCGAAGCAACTGGAACAGGATCAACAAACTGGGTTTCAAAGACTCCTTTGATTATTACAGATCTTGCAGACACTGCTAACGGCGCAGGTGTAGTACCAGCTTCTGCTTTTGGGGCTAACGGAAACTATGCAGTGGTTTCAACAACAGCAGTATCTAGTCATCAAGTATATAAGAAGGTTGCTGGAAACTGGGAAATATGTACAACTTCTAATTCCGTTATCGGAACAGTTTATGTAGCAGAACACTTTAATATTCCATCTGCTAGTGCAATCGGTGATATCTGGTTAAAGACAACTAATCCAAACAGTGGATTGAAGCTAGTAGTTAAGAGATATAACTCTGCATTAATGCCTAGCTCTAGCCCATGGACAACTATTAGCGTACCAGTATATGCAAGTGATGCCGCTGCTTCAGCAGGTTTCGGTAGTTCATTAACAAACGGCAAAGTGTATGCAAAAACAACAACCGGTAGTGCTAATATAGAATTAAAATTATTCAATGGCACATGGGGATCATTAGATGAAGTAGCAAGTGAAACAGCACCAGCCGGAGCTCCTACTAATGGTACTTTATGGTACAACACAAACTTGCAAGCAGATTTGTATATCAAATCCAATGGTGTTTGGGAGCCAATAAGCGGCAACGTAACTATCGATTCAACTGCTCCGGCTAGTCCAAACGCAAATGACGTATGGATTGACAGTGGCGACTTAGAAAACTATCCATCAATTTATGTGTTCGACGGATCTACTTGGTCTTCTAGAGATCGTACTGACCAAACAACTCCGGATGGTATTATATTTGCTGATTTAACAACAACAGCCAATGACTCAAGTAATAACGGTGGAGCAACACTAGTTGATAATCAAGCTCCTGATCCATTATTATATCCAGATGGTATGATGTGCTGGAACTCTATCGTATCTACAGGTAATGTAAAGCAATATAATTCTACAACAGGTGTATGGAACACATTTAGTGGCAACAAGCAAGACGGCAGTCCGTTTATGTTGCGTAAAGCTCAACGTCAATCAGTTGTACGTGCTATGCAAGCAGCCGTTAACGGCAGTGAGGCATTGCGTGAAGAAATGACATACTTTACTTTAATTGCAACTCCAGGATATCCAGAATTGTTAGATGAAATGATCGCATTAAATACAGATCGTAAAGAAACTGCATTTATCGTTGTTGATACTCCATTCCGTTTAGCACCTCAAGGTCAAACATTGATCGACTGGATGAGCGGTAAAAACGCATTAACAAACGGTGAAGATGGTTTAACAACATCTTCTAGTTCAGCAGCAGCATATTACCCAAGTGGCCTTGCTACAGATCTAAATGGTAATGATGTTGTTGTTCCTGCAAGTCATATTGTATTGCGTACAATGGCATACAACGACCAAATTTCTTATCCTTGGTTTGCTCCTGCTGGTTTAACACGCGGTGTTGTAACTAATGCAAGTAACGTAGGTTACATCAATGCAGAAGGTGAATTTGTTGCAGTATCACTGACAAATGGTCAACGTGATACATTGTACGGTGACGGTAGCAGAGTTGGTATTAACCCAATTGCACGTTTCCCAGGACAAGGTTTGTATGTGTTCGGTCAACGTACACTACAGAGCTTTGCTAGCGCATTGGATCGTGTAAACGTAAGTCGTTTACTTGCTTACTTGCGTGAGCGTTTTGATCCATTAGCTCGTCCGTTTATCTTTGAACCAAACGATAAAGTAACACGATCAAATGTTAAACAAGTTTTTGATGGCTTCTTAGGCGATTTATTGGCCAAACGTGCTATCTATGACTTTATTGTTGTTTGTGATGAAACAAATAACACACCTGCTAAAATTGACAGAAACGAACTTTGGATTGACGTTGCAATTGAGCCAGTCAAGGCTGCTGAATTCATTTACATTCCAATCCGTGTAGTCAACACAGGCGAGTTATCATAATGATAAATAAAATAGCCCAAGGAGAATACACATGGCAGATTTAACACAATTTGGAGTTCCTACAGCAGGCGGCAATTCAATGGTAATGCCAAAACTTCAATATCGATTCAGAGTACAACTATACAATTTTGGCTTGGGCAACGGCTCTACGCTAGAATTAACACAAAACGTAATTAGTGTAACTAGACCTAGTCTAACACATGATGAAGTTACATTAGATTCTTACAACAGCAAGGTTTACCTTGCTGGTAAGCACACATGGGATCCGGTTACATTAACAGTACGTGATGATATCAACAATACTGTTACTAAACAGATTGCTCAACAGTTACAAAAACAACTAAACCAAGGTTTACAAAGTGCTCCAGTAGCAGGACGTGATTATAAGTTTGGTATGGTTATTGAACAACTTGATGGCGGCAATGGCACAACTGGTCCAAACGTTTTAGAGACATGGAGTATGAATGGTTGTTTTATTCAAAACGCTAACTACGGTGAGAATAACTATGCAACTAGTGATGTAATGCAAATTTCATTACAAATCAGATTTGATGCAGCTGATATTCACGGAGTCGACGTTTTTGATGCAACTTCACGTGGTGCATTGACAACAGGCGTAATGGAAATTGGCGCTGGTAACCAAGCTACTTAAGGATTAACATGGCGGCATTAACTGACGCTATGAAATGGTATAGTTTAGGCGGGCTTAAAGCAGCTCGCCTAAAATACCTTTTTAAAGTTGAATTTTATAGCAGTAAGTATTCTAGTCTTCCAACTAGAGTAATATTTGATACTGTACGAACAGTCGAACTTCCTAAATTTAGCATCGAAACAGAAGTTGTTAATGCGTGGAACGTTAGACAATCTATTCCTACTAGAATAAATTTTGAACCGGTAAGCATGACATTTACCGATACTATTGATAATAGATTTCAAAAATTTATAACAGAATATATGAATATTATCAGCGGCAATTTTCAAAAATCTGAAAAAAGTTTGCGTAAAGGATTTGATAATTTTGGTATAAAATCTTTGGCATCTAATGCAGACTGTCCGATAGATAAAATTGTTATCACTAGATTTTACGGTGCTGATGCCGCTAGAGAAAATTTAAATAACAAAAGCGAAGTTACGTTATGGAGACCAAAGATAGTTGATGTTCAGCATGATACATTAGATTACGGCTCTAGTGAAGCAATTACTTGGCAAGTATCTTTTAGATATGAAAGTGTAACATACGAAAATCAAAAAGAAGAAAATCCTGGACCGAAAACAAAACCAGAATTAAGAACTGCGGCAGAAATTCAAGCAAGCAGAGATCTGGGCGACTTTAACGGATAATATATGGCTTTGGAATCTTCACAATATGACGTAATTTACGGGAAATTATTATTTTTAAATTTTACGACTGAACATGCCAAGGAACTGGCCAAAACATTGTATCAGCTCTCGAAAGATTTAGATATCAGTATTAGTGAGCTTCTAAAATATGTTACTGCTGATGGATTACGATTTGAAAACGATGTTTATAAGCAATTAAATAATAGAAGAACAAATAGTAGTCAATTGGGTTTTTTGGATCAAGATAATATTCCATCATCTATATCTCAGCAATTACCAAGTTATAATATTTACCCAACTACAACTCCGGCACCGACTACGACTACAACTACAACAACTACAACGGCTGCACCTACAACTACAACAACTACAACGGCCGCACCGACTACAACTACAACAACTACTACAACTGAAGCACCCACGACCACAACTACAACAACTACAACGGCTGCACCAAGCGATAGTAGCCCAACAGACGCAGGTTCTGATGCAGGAGCAGGTGGTGATGGCAGTGGTTTCGGCGGCGGTGATGGAGGCGGTGATGGAGGCGGCGACGGCAGCGGCTTTGGTGGTGGCGACGGTATATAATAAAAATGGCTTATAACTTTACTCAAGGATTCTTTACTCCTACCAACCCAAGCAAATATATTGGTAGTAATAGCCCAAAGTATCGTAGCAGTTGGGAATTAACAGTAATGAGGTTCTGCGATAACCATCCGGCAGTTATCGGCTGGGCTAGTGAAAGTTTACGTATACCTTATCGTAACCCGTTTACAGGCAAAGATACGACATATTATCCAGACTTCTTGATCACTTACCAAGACAAAGCAGGTAATAAGATCAGCGAGATCATCGAAGTTAAGCCACGTAAACAAGCTAGATTAGAAGAAGCAAATACCCAGCAAGAAAAAGCCGCAGTGGTGTTAAATATGGCCAAATGGGAAGCCTGCAGAGCATGGTGTCAAAAACACGGCATGAAGTTTAGAATACTTACCGAAGAAGATATATACAATAACTGGCAACCGCGAACAACTGCCAAAAGAACGAAAAAAAGATGACTAAAAAACTTGAAGACTTTTTTAATGTAGACAGCACAGAAGATCAACTGCCTTTGACGCCGGAACCTACACAACCAATAGAAACTACTATAGCGTTAGTACATGAACAATTAACTATAGCAGATAGAATCGATCAAGCACTGCCCACAGTCAGAGGGTTGGATGTAGAAGATAGAGATTTGGATGAATATGCTGATCGTGCTATGGAGAGTTTTGAACGCTTAATGGATCTTGGTTACAATATGGACGACAGAAATGCTGGCAAAGTATTTGAAGTAGCCAGTACTATGATGAATAATGCCATTACTGCTAAAACAGCTAAATTAGATAAGAAGTTAAAGATGATTGATCTACAGTTAAAGGCAGCTAAACTAGCTCAAACAGCCAAGCCCGACGAACCCAACGGTCCACAAGGTTTAGGTGATTTAACTACGGATCGCAATGCTATCCTTAACCTAATTAGCCAGAACCTTAAAAACAAAGATAAATAAAGTATCGGAGAAACCAAATGCCTACTCTATTTGAATATATTGAACAACTAAAAGAAAAGCACGAAGTGCGTGTTAAATTCGCCTGCGAAGTCACAGACGAAATGATGGATAAGATTGAACGTCACTTGCAAAAGTATGATGCTGAAAAAATCTCTAGTCCAAGCAAAACAATTTTACAAGCCCGTCCATTAGACTTTCCTAACTTGGATATGGGTGAGATTTACATTATCGACTTTACTTGTAACTTACCAGTAAGCAATGAAATGCTTAAACAAGAACTAGCAAGATTGTTAAACGTTAGCGAAGGACTAGTAGTAGTTCGCGGTGCTAATGAAGATAGAGAAATAGAACAAGAAGAAGAAAAATTTCAAAATAAAAAAGAAGAATATAAAGTAAAATTAGGCGCCGACTACGATAAAAGTGAAGGCAGCGATGTTAAAGCCACTGAAGTATTTGGAGACAAATTTAACAACAGTTTACTAAAAGAACTTAAAAAGATCAGCGATAGCAAAAAGAAGGAAATTAAAACTCCTAAAGTCGCAAAAGATCCAGACGTTCCTGCAAGCACACCAGAGATTGGTGACAGCGCAACAACTAATAAAAAAAGTCCAGTGGCTAATCGCGGTCCAGTGATTGCTAAGAAATAAGGAAAAATATTATGAACAGTTTACAAGATTTAATCAAAAGACTAAGCAACATTGGTCAAGTTACCGAAGCAGAAGAAAAATGCTCTGACTGCGACAAAGTTCACGAAGGTGACTGTGCAGTAGAAGAAAGTAAAAAGCCAGATGCTGACAAAGATGGTATTCCAGATTGGGCTGACAAAAAAGACGATAAAGAAGAAGTCGATGAAGGCGCAATGGACAAGTTAAAAGCATTTGGTAAAAAAGCTCTAGATACATTAGGTCACGGCGACGACGAAGACCTAATCAAAGACATGCAAAAGAAAGCTGGCGTACCACAAACAGGTAAGAAGCCCAGTGAAGAAGAAGTAAAAGAAAGTGCATTAGATTTGTTACGCAGATATGCAGGTATTCAAGAAGCGAAGATTGAAGAAGATGAAGTCGAAGAAGGCAATGAATTCAGTGGCGCATTAAAAGCAGCCAAAGATGCAGGTGAAGAAGAATTCGAAGTCGGTGGTAAAAAATATAAAGTAAATGAATGTGATATGCCAATGGGCGCAGAAATGAGTCCAATGTCAGCAGTTAGCAATATGGCAAGTCCAATTCAAGTTACGGGTAATCCAGAAGCCGAACCAGAAATGGCTCAACCTGAAATGCCTACGGCAGCAGAAGAACCAAAAGCTACTTACACATTAAGTATTCAAAATGGTGAAAATAATTTACAAATGACAACTGACATGCCTGATGAAATTATTCACATCATGAAGTTGGCCGGTGTTAACAAAGGTGCCGACGTAAGTAAAAAAGAAGTACCACAAGAAGTAGAAGAGTCTGGTTATGAAAATACCCCGGACAATACTAAAGCTCGTGACCCGCAAGCGTTCGGCGATATCCGTGATTGGGGACAAAAAGGCACAGGAGCAGGTAAGCCAAACTATCCAGGTACACGAGCCAGTGCCGATAATCCGATGAACGAACAACGCATGTTCGAGGACTACAAAAACTTTAAAGCAGGCAAATGAGCGGCACTCCGGTTTTAATTAAACAACCGTACAAAAAAGAAAGTTATACAGAGAATCAGATAGCGGAAATTGTAAAATCCGCTACTGATCCTATATACTTTATCAGCGAGTATATGTGGATTCAACACCCTACAAAGGGTCGTGTTAAGTTTGAACTCTACGATTATCAAATAGACTTAATCAACGCTTACCAAAATCACAAGTATAGTATCAATATGCTTGGTAGACAGATGGGTAAGAGTACTTGTGCCGCAGGCTACTTATTATGGTTTGCAATGTTTGTCCCAGACAGTACAATCCTTATTGCTGCACACAAATACACAGGCTCACAGGAAATTATGCAACGTGTGCGTTTCATGTATGAAAGTTTACCTGAATGGATTAAAGCAGGTGCAGTAAGTTATAATAAAGGTAGTATTGACTTTGACAACGGCAGTCGTATTGTCAGTGCTACAACAACAGAAAACACTGGTCGTGGTATGAGTATTACATTAGTATACTTGGATGAGTTTGCATTCGTTCCGCCACGTATCGCAAAAGAATTCTGGACAGCACTGAGCCCTACACTATCAACAGGTGGTAAGTGTATTATTACAAGTACACCTAACCAAGACAACGACCAGTTCGCACAGATTTGGAACGATGCTATTAAAAACTTTGACGAGTATGGAAATACAAAAGAAGTTGGTAAGAATGGTTTCAAGAGCATCAAGTACATTTGGAGCGACCATCCTGACAGAGATGAAGCATGGGCAGATCATGAACGTAGTAAGATTGGTACAGAACGTTTTATGCGTGAACACGAATGCTTGTTCATTACAGCAGACGAAACACTGATCAGCAGTTTAGTTTTAACTAACTTACAAGGCGAAGATCCATATGAACGCATAGGGCAGTTACGAGTTTATACTCCCATAGACAAAGATAAGATATATGTAGCGGCATGGGATCCTAGTCTAGGTACAGGTGGAGATGCAGCCGCTATTGAGATTTTTAGCTTGCCAGATTTAGTGCAAGTAGCAGAGTGGCAACATAACAAAACAGATATTCGAGGACAACTTAGAAATTTTGTATCCATACTTGATTGGTTACGTGAAAAGGGCGTAAGTAATGATAATATATATTGGAGTGTGGAAAATAACACTCTAGGAGAAGCTGCCTTAGTTGCTATTCAAGAATATGGCGAAGAACGCATAGCAGGGCATTTTATCAGCGAAGCCGGCGGTAAACGTCGAGGCTTTAACACAACAAATAAAAGTAAGTTAGCCGCATGTACTAAATTAAAGTACTATATCGAAAGCAATAAGATGCACCCAAAGAGCAAGAGTTTGGTTCAAGAACTAAAAACTTTTGTTGCTCACGGCGCTAGTTTTGCTGCCAAAGAAGGCGAAACAGATGACTTAGTTATGGGCACTATTCTAGCAGTTAGACTCATCGAATATGTTATGAAGTACGATGAAACTACATATAATACTCTCGTTGAGCGAAATAGCAATGATTATTTACAGCCAATGCCAATTGGAATAATTTAATTAAAATAGGTAAATAAATGTATGGCTATAGATTATAACACAGTTGCTGATAGAATATTTGACCAACTCAAAGGGTTCGGGCACGACATTATTGTATTCGATAAAGATGGTCGTCAAACTGCCAATGGCAACAAAGGACGAAGTTTTTATAGTAAAGATCAAAAGTTTACAATAATATTAGACGAAAAGAATAACATCATTCAAATTAAATATGGCGAAACTACAGATCGACAAAAATTAAAACGATTAGAACAAACAGTTCGTAATGGTATCGCTAAGAAATTTATTATAAATGTAGACCTTATACCTTACACAGGTAAAGAAATAGAATTAAAGGATGTAGAGAATATGGCAAAAGTCCAAGAGAGTTTAAGCCCAACAATGGGTTCAACTAAAACTAGTTACCAACAAACAGAAGGTGCTAAACTAATCATCAGACATAATACCGCTGTTAACGAAGAAGTTCGTGGCAGTCGCAGTCGCAATATCAGTGCATTGTTTATTGAAAATGCCCAAGGTGAGCGATTCAAGTACCCACACAATCACTTGACAGGTGCTCGTATTATGACTCAGCATGTGGCTGAAGGCGGCACACCCTATGATGAAGTTGGTCAAAAGATTATTGGATTGAGCGAAGAACGCAATCAACTTTCGCAAGTATCCAAGTACATTAAAAGTCAAGGTTTACAAGAACAAGCCGGCGATGTACAGTTTGCAGTTACTCAACGTCTAAGCGAAATTAAAGGCTTGTTAGGTAGATACAACCCTGCTAAGTTCATGGAAGATCGAGCAGAAGCCGACGAAACAAATCTGGAAGCACTACAAGAAAAACTAACTAAAAACGTATTTGACGAAAGCATTGGCGCACTATTACCAAAATTAAATGGCTACGTAAAACAATATCAACAACAAATGGAAGCTAAACAAGAATTTGACACATTAAAACAACAAGTAGAAGAATCAACATCAATCCAAGTTAGTGCTCTTCCAGATTTAGATATGATGAGTATGATGGTCTACGAAAGCCCAACAGTTAACACAACACAACTAATTAATTTGGTTCTACCAGTATTAGAAGATGAACAAGTTCGAGTAGGTTTAACTCGTGTAGCTGGTTATGTACAAGAAGGTAAATTGGATGCTATGGACGTTGAAAACTTAACTCGTAGCATTATTAGCAAGAGTTCTGTTAAAGAATCCGAATACAAATTGGTACATCAATTAAACACAGTGGATCAAGTATTTGAATCCGTTATGGCTCGTTTCGACTTAAAAGAAATATTGAAATAAAGACTAAATAAATTCAACAGCAATTCATCCAAAAGGTTAAATTGCTGTTGACATAGCAAGCAATAGTTTGCTATACTACGTTCACAAGATGAGAGTATCTTGTGTTCCAGGCAACAAACTTTTTTAAACCCTGGCATTTTATAAAGGAAAAACATTATGGCAACATCATTAGCAGAAATCCGTGCTCGTCTATTAGAGCAAGAAAACCGTCAAAGCGGTAACAAACAACAAGGTGGCGGAGACAACGGAATCTTTCCGTTCTGGAATATCCCCGAAAACTCAACAACAGTACTACGCTTTCTCCCAGATGGCGACGACACTAATACTTTCCCATGGCGTGAGCGTCAAATGATCCGACTAGAGTTCGCAGGTGTTCTAGGCGGCGACGAAAGTAAACGTGTAACTGTAACAGTTCCATGTATGGAAATGTGGAAAGAGACTTGCCCTATCCACGCAGAGATTCGTCCTTGGTTTAAGGATAGTTCTTTGGAAGACTTGGGTCGTAAATACTGGAAGAAGAAGTCCTATGTATTCCAAGGCTTTGTTGTAGATACAAAACTACAAGAAGATGCTCAGCCAGAGAATCCGATCCGTAGATTGATTATCAACCCAAGTATCTTTAACATTGTTAAAGGTGCATTGATGGATCCAGAAATGGATAATCTGTTCACAGATTATGAAAACGGTACAGACTTCCGTCTAACAAAAACAACAAAAGGTCAATACGCAGACTACAGTACAAGTAGTTTTGCTCGTAAAGAGCGTGGCCTTAATGAGACAGAACTTGAAGCAATTGCCAAGTATGGTCTTTACAATCTAAATGACTTTATGCCTAAGAAGCCAACTAAAGAAGAAGTTGAAGTCATTTATGACATGTTCAAAGCCAGCGTCGACGGCGAGTTGTATGATCCTAAGCGTTGGGGTCAGTACTTCAAGCCAGCAGGTGTAAATCTTGGTAACTTGGGTGTAGCATCAGATGTTGATGCCGCAGAAGCAAGTTTCAAAGCACCAGCACCAGCAGCTCGTCCTACTCCAGTAGCAGCCGCAAAGCCAGCGGTTGTAGACGATGAAGATGACGCACCTTTTGAAGCAGATAACGCTCCTGCACCAGAAGGTAAAAAGAATGTCAACGATATTCTTGCGATGATCCGTAATCGTCAACAAAAGTAATGTAATGGCCCGGGCCTCTGCGATAACTAACCGGTAAATGGTTATTGTATCGCCCGGGTTCTTCTATGCAGAAGAAATACTTACTATCATTTAGTAGAGAAGATAAAATGACATTACCAGACGAAAGATATCGTGCTGTACTGTGGGCAGAAAGGTTCTTACAAGAACTTGCCCACAATACTAAAAAGTATCCTAGGATTTCCAAAGAAGTTAGACGTGAAGCTTATTCTATCGCTAGACACTTTCCCAATAGTTGGGATATGAAACGTGCGGCAGATGCTAGCCCTGAAGTCTTTCAAGAACAAATGGAACCCTTGACAAGGATGCTGGAAGTATATAAAATAGAACAAAAGGAAGAGCAAAATGACAAAACCATTTGACGTAAGTAAATTTAGAAAAGAAATCACTAAGAGCATCGAAGGCCTTAGCATCGGTTTCAACGATCCCACAGATTGGATCAGCACAGGTAACTATACACTGAACTATTTGATCAGTGGCGACTTTTTCAAAGGTGTGCCCATGGGTAAGGTTACTGTGTTTGCCGGAGAATCTGGTGCCGGTAAAAGTTATATCTGTTCAGGTAACCTAATTCGTCACGCACAAGAGCAGGGCATTTATGTAGTGCTTATCGACAGTGAAAACGCTCTAGACGAAGCATGGCTTCATGCACTTGGAGTCGACACTGACGAAAGTAAATTGTTAAAACTTAACATGGCCATGATTGATGATGTGGCAAAAACAATTACAAAGTTTGTTGCAGACTATAAAGCCTTGCCAGAAGATGCTCGTCCTAAAGTGTTGTTCGTTGTGGACAGCTTGGGTATGTTGCTGACACCTACAGACGTTAACCAGTTTGAAGCAGGTGACCTTAAAGGTGACATGGGTCGTAAGCCTAAGGCGCTGACAGCATTGGTTCGTAACTGTGTAAACATGTTTGGTAACCTAAACATTGGTATGGTGTGTACTAACCACACATACGCTAGTCAGGATATGTTTGATCCAGATGACAAGATTAGTGGCGGCCAGGGCTTTATCTATGCCAGCAGTATTGTAGTCGCTATGCGTAAGCTCAAGCTCAAAGAAGATGAAGATGGTAACAAGACAGGTAGCCAGGTAATGGGTATCCGTGCAAGTTGTAAAGTTATGAAGACTCGATATGCCAAGCCTTTTGAAAGCGTCCAAGTCAAGATCCCATATGCAACAGGCATGAGCCCTTACAGTGGTTTGTTTGATATGTTGGAAGAAAAAGGTAGCCTCAAGCGTGAAGGTAATAGTTATCTTTATACAACTAAAGATGGTGAAATCTTTAAGGCCATGCGTAAAGGCTGGACAAATGAACTATTGGACAAAGTTATGGCAGACATTATGCTGAGAGATTTGACAGCAGATGTAAATACAGCAGAACCAACTAGCGAGGAGATTGAAGATGCTGCATGATGAAGAAGTTAATTTAATTGTGGACGTGTGGTCTACTGTTAAAACTTATATTGACAAGAAAGAACGCTATGATGCCGCTTGTGCATTGTTGCGTAGTTTGGAAAATCACTATGAAATGGATAGTGTTGCAGAAGAACTTCTTGGCAATGATGCTACATTAGATACTGTAATTAAAGATTTGTATACCGCCGACGACATTGTAGATGACGACGACGATTACGAAGAAGACAATTACGACAGTGACTACGACGACGAATGAGCGATTGGTACAGACGTGTTACTGGCAACTTAGGCGAGTTGCCAGGTGCGATAGCCTACTTTGAAACTGAGTTACAAGATGCTAGGATTGAAACTAGTATTAAAGGTAACTTAGAAACAAATTCTAGGCTTATGCCAGGAATAGTAGAACACCGATTTAACCAATTACAAGAAGTCGAGGCTATACTTGAATTCCTAAACATCCAACTAAGAAAAAAACGAAGTGAGATGTTTAGGAAGTATACCGAAAGTTATAACAGAGCACTCAGTGATAGAAGTGCAGACAAGTATGTTGACGGTGACGACGAAGTAGTCGAATGGCAAGTTCTTGTAAACGAGTTTGCTATGATTCGTAATAAGTACCTTGGTATAATGAAAGCCATTGACGTTAAACAATGGCAAATCACTAACATTGTCAAACTACGTGTAGCAGGCATGGATGACACTACTTTGGGTTAATTGACACAAATTGGTCCTGGCGCTATAATACATACATAGCGTAACAAAACAGGAGTCCAAAAATGGAACTAGCAGTAGGAACAAAAATTGTTTATACTAGTGCCGCAGGTACCCGTAATGCAGAAATAGTTGCTATCAAAATTAGCCCTACAGCAAAGCCAGGATTTCTTAATACTTTTGTAACACTTTTTGTACCAGCACAAAATGGTGCAAAATTTGATACTCATACTACAATTTGCGCTGATAATTCTAGCTTAAAAATGTTCAAGGTTGCTGTCATTTAATTGACACAATTTGGCATCTGTGCTATAATACATTTTTAGTTAACAAAACAGGAGTTTGTAAATGGCTAATGTAACTATTTTTGCTGGCGAGTACCGCGGTACTAAAGTTCGCAATGAAACATTCCGTTTGGTATCAGATGTCAAGACTGGCGCCAAAGGCATGTATGTAACAGTTCAAGATAACGGCACTTTGGGCTTTGAAGGCAAGAGTGTTCGTGTTAAAATTAAAAGCATGGAGGATATTACAGTGAGTGGACAAACAGTAGCAGATATGTCAGATAGCCAACGTCGTCAAGCAAATAAAGACGACAAAGTGTTTTCTTTGGTTACTACAAAAGAACCAGAAGTCTACACAGAAACAGACGAGCAGGCTATTGAGCGTATCCGTGAACGTTTTGACATTTTGGAAGAAATGACAGAAGGTACTACTACTGGTGCAGTTCGTGCTATGATTGTTAGCGGCCCTCCAGGCGTGGGCAAGAGCTTTGGTGTTGAGAAGAAATTGGAAGAAGCCGCATTGTTTGACAAGATGGCTAATCGTAGAAGCCGCTTTGAAGTTGTTAAAGGTGCTATGAGTGCACTGGGCTTGTATGCCAAACTTTACAAATACAGTGACGCTAATAATGTGCTAGTGTTCGACGACTGCGACAGCATTTTGCTAGACGACTTGAGCTTGAACATTTTGAAGGCCGCTTTGGACAGTTCTAAGAAGCGTACAATCTCTTGGAATACTGATAGCCGTATGTTGAGCAACGAAGGCATTCCAGATCGTTTTGACTTTAAAGGTAGTGTGATTTTTATCACCAACATCAAGTTTGAGCACGTTCGTAGCAAAAAGTTGAAAGACCATTTGGACGCATTGGAAAGCCGTTGCCACTATTTGGACTTGACAATGGATACCCAGCGTGATAAGTTTTTGCGTATTAAGCAGATTGTGCGTGATGGTATGCTTGACAGCTACGACTTTGAAGATGGTGCCTCTCAAGAAATCGTAGATTTTATGTGGACAGAACGTGCACGTCTGCGTGAACTGAGCCTTCGTACAGTGCTCAAGATTGCAGACCTGCGTAAGATGTCAGCACATAACTGGAAGCGTCTTGCAGAAACTACTATTCTTAAACGAGCAGAAGCTTAATTATCAAAGCCCAATTAATTGACGTTAATTGGGCTTTATGTTATAATAACTACTTAAAACAGTAAGGAGTTCCTATGAAACTTAAACCCACCGTTATCGCATTGGCAGTTTCCACTTTGGCAGTAAGTGTGCAAGCTCAAGTTTTTGCCAATCGAGAAGCAGAAACTCAAACTAAATTTTTAACAGCAGTCGGTGCTCCGCAGGCATGGGCACGTGGTATCACAGGCAAAGGTGTTATTATTGGTGTTGTAGATAGCGGCTTTGATATCAATCATAGCGATATCAAAGGCAAAGTAATTAGCCTAACTAATGTAGGTTCGACGGCTTCGGCGGTAGGTGTGCATGGTACTCAAATGGCCAGTATTGCCGCTGGCAAGCTAGACGGGTGGGGTACAGTTGGTGTGGCTCCTGATGCTCAACTAGTGTTGTTCCAAGCAAATAGTTCGATTAGCTCGATCAATGGATTGACTGGCACTGGTATTAATATGAGTGCAGTTCACAGAGGTATGACGTTGGCAGAGCAAGCAGGCGCTAGCGTTATCAATCTTAGCTTGGGGTCAAACTTTGATCCTACTTTTCAAAGAACCACAGTAGAAGTTAGTCCTGGCATTTTCCGTGCTCCTAGTAATTATAACAGTACAGCAACAGGAGGCAAAAGTTTTCTTTACGGCAATTCGATGAAAGATGTTGCCGCATTTGCTAATGCAACATCCAAGTCCGTTATTGTTGTATCATCAGGTAATGCAGGTACAAAGTATGCACAGATGCCAGCGGCATTTGCAACTCAGACAGATGCCAATGGCAATTTGCTCATGGGTGGTCGTGTGCTGATTGTAGGCAATGTGGTTGCTGATGGTAAAGGTGGTTGGACTATGAATAACAGTAGTAACCAAGCAGGCACTTTGTGCAATAGTTTTACCGGCAATGTCTGTAATGACAAATACTATGTTAAAGATTTTTATGTCGTAGCACACGGCACTGGTATGTCCGGTGCAGTTCCTGATGCGGCTAGAACTGCCGCAGGTATTAAAGCAGGCGGCACTAACGGCATTGGTGCAGTGACAGGCACTAGCCCTGCGGCCGCAGTAGTCAGTGGTGGTATTGCACTGCTCAAACAAGCATGGCCACAACTTAGTTCTGCTCAGTTGGTTCATTTGGTTAAGACCACTGCAACTGATATGGGCGCCAAAGGTGTAGACGAAGTTTATGGTTGGGGTATGGTTAATTTTGATAAAGCCACACAGCCGCAAGGACTGATTAATATTGCCAGCTTTACTGGATACAATAAAGCTATTCCGTTGACAGCTTCAGGTGTTGCGTCTAGCGGTAGTGCTAGCCTTAAGACTAGTAGTGTGCTTCAAAACGTTCAAGGCCTGGACAGCTACAATCGCAACTATACTTTGGATATGACTCGAGCAGTAGCGGCTAATCCTGTAATGACTTATCGTGCGTCTAGTTCTTACTTGGCAATGAGCCCCGCAGGCTATAATGAAATTGCTACACCTGTAAATGAAAATTACAGCGTTAAAATGATGCAAAGCCAAGCAGGCACAGCTACTGAAGTTTCCTATACTGAACAAGGCGTCAGCTATAGTGTGCAGATTGGCTCGATGACAGAAAAGTCAGGCTTCCTTGGTAACATTGGTTCAGGTGCAATGGCATTTGGCAACAGTTCTACTAACTATTTCCAACTTGGAACTGAACGTAAGTTCGGTGATGTTGCAGTGTCTGGTGCATATGGCTTTGGTGTCACTCGCGCAGGAAGTGTGGCAGATTCGATGATTCAACTTGGTAATCGTATTAGCAGTGATACTTGGCGGTTGGCAGTGGCTAAGAACAATGTGTTCCGAAATAAAGACGCTGTGAGTTTGACATTGGTTAGTCCTGTAACTGTGCGAAAAGGTTCGGCAACTATTACTGGTGTAACTGGTTATGAGTTTACTGACAATGGTGATGGCGCAGATGCAAAGGCACTTGTTAGCACAGAATCAATTAGTCTTCGTCAACAAGTTAAACCAATGGACTTGGTCCTGGGTTATACTGTAATTGGTAAGGGATATGATCGAGTTAACGTAAGCGTGGCACGCCAGTTCAATGTTGGCGGAGTATCTGGCAACAATATGAACTCGGTTGGTGTTATGGCAGTTAAGTCTTTCTAATTGACTGAAATTAGTTTTGATGTTATAATTATTACATAACGTAGGCAGTCTACGTTATGTTTTATAGGTCGAGTATGACCGCAACCCAGGGCAAGTAAGCCCGTTTAAAGGAAAAATTATGAAATCGCACTCACAGATCGTCAACGATCAATATCTCAAATCTCAGAGTCACTATGTTACTCTACAAGAGCGTCTTAAAGAAGCTCTTGCAACATCGCCTGTTTTTATTGGACAGTTAACTGCAATGGTTGACGAATTTAAGCGCCGCAACACAGCATGGAAACGTTTTGTAGACTTACAGCTTTGCGAAGCTATCCAAGTTCCAATGGATAAAATTCTCATTGATACAACATTGCAACGAAGCCTTAACCTTCGCCATGTACTGAAGATTCTCCAGTACTTTAAAACTACAATGGCAATGGCCATTCAAGTATATCGAGATCCCAGTAAGCCGGGTTATTATATTGCATGGGATGGTCAGCACACTGCTATTTCTTTGTACATTATCCTTACAAAAGTGTTTGGAGAACGAACTGCCGAAGCACTCATTCCAGTAGTTGTGTATAATGTCACGCAAAAACTAGAAATTCGTCGCAACTTTATTTTGCTAAACGGAGAAGCAAAAGAAGAACTCGACTTCATTGACAAATACAAACAACAAGTTTTTGGTGTAAAAACCGATGGCGCTACAGATTCCGAGTGGGTAGATACTGCTCGTAAAAACGACTACTTTGCTAATGCAGGGTTGTTTGCTACTCATTCCAAGTTCGGTGATGATGACCAGCCAGGTGCATTTACTTTGTTGGCAGATACGTTGATGAGTAAGACACTTAAGAATCGTAAGCCAGTTGATGTTACTCGTATGTTTGCACAATATTGGAGTTACTTGAATCAAGAACGTCCAGTTGATGCTAAGGAAGCTCGTCAGCTTTATGAGTATTTTAATCTGTGCCACGAGCAGGATATTACAGTAGATGAAAAATATTTGCTGGAGTTTGTTAACTTTACCAAAAACTATTTTGGCGCAGACTTTGATGCCGAAGGACCATTCTGGGATAAAGTTAAACTGTCCTACGAAAGTTGGTACAAGAAAGCTAACCCAGAATCTTATGCAGAATATGGACTGAAAGGTTTTTCTTCAGAAATGCGTACAGGTATTCCGTTTTTGATTGCACAACTTCAAAAGAGTACCAAACTTAAAACACCTACTTACATTCCAAATAACGGCTTTACTGTTAACAAAAAGGATTTGTGGTAATATGTCAAAGTTTAGAGACCCTAATAAAGACAAACTCAAAAGCCAAAGTATCCTTAAGGAACAATATCGATTACAATGTAAATGTAAATTAGAAGATTGTGACAATGATCTTACAATCTTCGATGGTCCAGGCAGCGATGGTTATTGCCGTGAACATCAACTCCAACTGACAGATTATGAAGGTGGAATGGGTAAAGCAGATCGTCCGCATACATTTTACCGTGGTTGGGTTTGCGTGAAGTGTGGATATGACCCTCGTGTTGATCCTCAGTTTGACGACATCGAAGATCCATTTCATAAACTAAGATGTATGCGTGGAGTTATGCACGGTGATCATTTGGAACGCAAGAGTGACGGTGGAGCAGATATTGCAAAAAACATCCAAACACTATGTTGCAGATGTCATATGATTAAAACGTACAAAGAAAAAGATTATTTAAAAGGTAATCAATAAACAAAAAAGCAACATCCTGGATGTTGCTTTTTTATAATCAGAATGTATAATGTATTTTTTATTGCAATGGAGGCAAACATGAAAAAAATTAAAGTAACCGCTTTAAAGAAAGCTACTACAGCATTAGTAGGAATGAGAGTTCCTGAACAGAAGAATGGGAACATTGGACATATAGTAGAAGATGTCATGTATGATGCAGGATACCCGGTTGATAAACATTCGACTGTGGATATTCCTAAATTAAATATCGAAATAAAGTCCCGAACAGCAGAAGCAACTTCTGCCCATGCGATAGGGTCGATGACTATACAAGATATTATCGGTACCGAATATAAAAACAGTCCTATAAAAGAAAAGTTTCAGCAACAATTTAGGGTAACTCATAGCGACACATTCAGAGAAGTGCTTAGTGCTAAAATGTATGATTTTTCGGACCCATATATTCAGCAACTGATCGAAAAAGGATACGAATCCGGTCGTGCAATTTTTGCAAAACTTCAAAAAGATAATAACGGATATCCTAATTATGTTAGAGGGGAAGACACTGATTTTTATTGGGAAAAGAAAGAAAGCAATAGTTATGCTTTTAGATTGTCCAACTCGGCAATGAAAAAATATGAGCATATGGCAACTAGCACTTTTAATTCTTTATTCGAATAGTTTAAAATAAATGAGCAAATTAGCAACCTAGAAGGTTGCTTTTTTGTGACTTAATATGTTATACTACATCTATGACATCTTGTACAATACATATAAAAGACGAAGTTAACATTAAGATATCTGAGTTGGCAACTGCAACTAGACGTAAATTAGAAAAAGAATTCAAGTACTTCCAGCCGTGGGCTTATCATAGTCCTGCATACAAGCTGGGACGTTGGGATGGTTGTGTTAGCTATTTTAGTCTGGGCGGCAATACCTATTTTAACCTATTAGATAGAATCTTACCTATCCTAGTTGACGAAGGTTATAACATTGAAATTGATGACCAAAGAACTAATCACAACTTTCAATTTACAGAAGTAACAGAAACAACACACGAACAGACTATTTGGCCCAAAGGCCACGTGAACCAAGGTAATCCAGTATTGTTGCGCGACTATCAAGTTGATGCTATTAATAAGTTTCTAAACAACTTACAATGTGTGCAGGAAATAAGCACCGGCGCTGGTAAAACAATTACAACTGCAACATTATCTAAAAGTGTGCAAGACTATGGTAGAAGTTTAGTTATTGTACCTAACAAAGATCTAGTTAAACAAACATTAGAAGACTACGAACTGCTGGGACTTGATGTCGGTGTTTACTTTGGCGACAAAAAAGAACTAGGTAAAACACATACCATCTGCACTTGGCAAAGTCTCAACGTATTAGAGAAACGTTTTAAGGACGGGGAAAGTCCTTTAAGTCTAGCAGAGTTCGGCGAAGACTTGGTAGCAATTATTGTCGACGAAGTACACCAAGCTAAAGCTGATGTACTTAAAGCATTGTTAAGCGGACCATTTGCCAATATACCTATTCGTTGGGGATTAACAGGAACCATTCCTAAAGAAGACTTTGAGCGAGTTGGTCTAATTGCAACATTGGGTCCTGTGGTAAATAAGATTGCTGCCAAGGATCTGCAGGATCAGGGTGTGTTGGCTAACTGCACAGTTAACGTCATCCAGTTACAAGAAACAGCTCAGTATTCCACATATCAAGAAGAACTAACATTCTTAACAACAAATACTCGTCGCATTGATTTCATTGCTGAGTTTGTTAAGGGGCTTGCCTTGTCTGGAAACACATTAGTATTAGTAGATAGAATTAAAGCAGGTGAATTGCTCTGTGATAGAATTACAGATAGTGTATTCGTCAGCGGTGCAATGAAAACAGGCGATAGGAAAGAACACTATGATGAAATTAAAGATAGCGATGGCAAGGTTATTGTGGCGACTTATGGTGTGGCCGCTGTGGGTATTAATATTCCTCGTATTTTTAATCTGGTTCTTTTGGAGCCCGGAAAGAGCTTTGTTCGCGTTATCCAAAGCATTGGACGAGGTATTAGAAAAGCTCAAGATAAAGACCATGTAGAGATTTGGGATGTAACGTCCAGTGCAAAATTTAGTAAGAAGCATCTTACTACTAGAAAAAAATACTACGATGAAGCCGGTTATCCGTATAAAATCGAGAAAGTGAAATACCTATGAACATATTAACTTCTAATAATGAAGCCTTTGAGTTAAATTCTTTACCAGAGGAAGTAGAAGATCTGCGTTATGGCGTTCTCGATTGGAACGATCCTAAGAACGTTGACTATCATTTCGTTCCATTGATCTTTATGGAAACTTTTCACGCACCTGCCGCAGTGCTAAAGATAGGCGATCATATTATACAAGTTCCTCTTGATTGGTATATTGTCATAGGCGAAAAAGATCACGGCGATCCAGAGATTGTTCCTATTATGAATATCAATGATCGGGGATTTAGTGCGTTTACATTTAATCCTATTAGCAGTTTTAGATTAGACTTTCAGCCACTAGAGATTATCAACGTGTTTCAAGATATTCGTTGGTATACTCCAAAACTAAAACATGGACACATTTTAGCTGTACCATTGGAAGGTGGAGATAAGCCCTTATGTGCATACTTTGTCAAAGAGACTACTAAGCTACCGGAAGTGTTGTCCATAGACAAGATGTTTTAACTAGTGTATAATACAGTATGGCAACAAAAGTACCAATGTTAGATATGTTTAAGCGAGTACTTCCAGCCTTGGACACTCGTAATAAGAAACTATACGAGAACCTTTCTGAAGAAGAAATGAAAGGATTTAGTCCGTGGCTTGTACAAAGATATTTGAGCAGTGCAGAAAGTGCTAACAACGCTATCATTGAACATTATCTTATTATGACTAATGACATTGTTAATGTTAACTTTAGTGAAGTAAAAGATCCTGAGATGACATGGAAGTTAATGAGCATGGTTGGTATTGGTAAAAGTCTCAAGCACCCATACATTGCTCCGGGCGGCGGTAAGAGAAAAAAGAAAAATGCTTTTAGAGCATGGCTAAGTGAGCAATATCCTCATTTAGATGATCAAGAGTTAGATATTTGGATTAGCAATTTAGATAAGAAATCCGCAAAGGATATGTTAGAACAATACCATGTTAAAGACAAAGACGTTATCGCTAGTGCCAATGACTTATAAATGCAGATATTGTAATAAAGACTTCGTTAGAGAAACTACACTTATGTCTCACTTATGTGAGAAAAAGCGTAGAATGATGGATAAAGATTCTAAACAGAATCGTATTGCTTATCAAAGTTGGCTGATATATCGTAAAATGATTATTGCCAATGTTAAGCATGACAAGCCATACGAGGACTTTATTAATGACAGATACTATCTAGACTTCATGAAAGTTGCCAAGCATATTATTGATTTGAACTTAGACAAGCCTGAAGAGTTTGTTAGATTTGTATTAAAAAATGCTGTCAAAATAGATGACTGGTGTAAAGCAGTTGTCTATGAAACATATGTTAAAGATAGAACTAAAAAAGAAACTGTAGAACGAGCAATTGAGCGAAGTTTGTTAAATATGAAAGCCTGGGCAGAAAAGACTGGTAATAGTTGGTGTGAATACTTTGTTAGAGTTAGCACAGTAGATGCAGTACAAGATATCAGAATGGGTCGTATCAGTCCGTGGTGTACCTTTGCTACAGATCAAGGTAGCAGATTAATTGATAGGTTTGAACCCGGACAGGTTCAAGCATTGATAGATTACATTGAACCTTTATCATGGAAGGCCAAAGTAAAACGTCAGCAAAGTGATGCTGATTGGGTGCAAGAAGTTTTTAATAAGGCGGAAATTAAATGAATCAGTATAAACAACGAACAGTTCCTGTATTGCTAAAAAGCCGACAAGTACAAGAAGCCAGAGTTAGACTAATCAACGACATGGTTGAGATAGAAATGAACGGAGACCGAGTAGTTGTACCAACTGCCGAATCCTATCAACGGTTGCTGAAAAAAGTTGCAGTATTGGAGCAAAAACTGTATGTTACTGACAACAAAGCTAATAGAGCCGCCAGGATGAACAATGAGTAAACAGAATACAAATATAGAAAATGCTTATCACGAAGTTATGATTGTAATTGAAAAATTACTAAAGGATAATTATGATCCTTTGACGGTTGCAGGTGTAATGTTGAATCAATCATTAGGACTGTACAAGTCTGTGTTAAGTGACAGTGAATATGATCAATTGGTTGAAAGAATTTTAAATAAGAAAAATATTATTGAGCCATACGAATTGAGGGTGTTACATTGAGCTTTGATGTTGATATTGACTTTGCTAATAGAGAGCAAATCTTAAGTATGATTGAGCATACCGCCGCTATGCAAAAAGACGGTAACAAAGAACGTAAGCATAATACTGGAGTGTATTTTCATCGCGTACCTACAAATCCTTTTACCGGGTTGTGTACATTAGACTATAAACAGGCAGACAGTGCCGGCTGGTTTAAAATAGACTTATTAAACGTAGGTATATATGGAAACTTTAAAAGCAATGAACAAATCGATGATTTATTAAACAAAGAACCTATATGGGAATTGCTCGAGCATAAAGAAGTTATACAACAACTATTCCATATTCATAATCACAGCGATACAGTTATTAGAATGAAGCCACGTAGCATTGAACAACTTGCTATGGTATTGGCAGTCATTCGTCCAGGCAAAAAGCATTTAATTGGGCGTAGCTGGACTGACATCGAAAGTGAAGTGTGGACTAAAACTGAAGATGTTTACAGTTTTAAGAAGTCACATGCTATAGGATATGCGGCTGCGATTGTGCTACAGCTCAATCAATTAGTGTACAGTGTTAACAGTGGCCAGTCCTAACAAGCTAAGTGTTTTAATATAAAACCAGCCTATATCAAATTCAAACCATTTCTTGCTTAATTTTGCACTAGCAGGACTCAAGTGATGGTTATTGTGTAGTTCTTCTCCGCCGATCCATATGCCTAATGGAAGTAAGTTCGTACTTCGATCTTTAGTCTCACCATTACGATATCCTGACCAGTGCCCAAGACCGTTTATAATACCAGCAGCCCAAAATGGTATCCAAATCATTTGGATACCCCATATAACAAAACCAAGCCAGCCAAATACAAATAAATTTATCAGCAACATTATAGTAACTCCTGCATAATTGTATGGAGTGTATATTTTACGTTCTATCCAATCGTCAGGAGTTCCTCTACCAAAGTTCACAATCATTTTACTATTTCTCCCGGCAATATAATAATAGTAAACTCCACGTAGTACAATGTTCCATATTCCATGTACATGCGGGCTATGCGGATCACCTTCTTTATCAGTCGTGCTATGATGTTTACGATGTATAGCGACCCATTGTTTAGTAATCATGCCGGTAGTTAACCATAGCCATAGTCTAAAGAAGTGATTAATTATGGGATGAAATGTTACTGATTTATGTGCTTGGCTTCTATGTAAAAAGCAAGTAACAGCAACGATGGTGATATGTGTTACGATGAGGAGGTATATTATTTCTAGCATAATATACTTATCGAAAAATTACAGTTTTTGGACTAATTGAATTTGTCTGCGTTTGATTCGTTTAGTGATAATATTTTGCAAGCTAACTGCTTCGCCGTGCATTATTTCGAAATCTTTGACGTTGTAAGTTCTAAGGCAGTAACTAAATTTCTTAAACTTTGGTCCTATTACTAAGTTTATTGGTAGCTGTCTATTACTACCCCACCACCATTCTTCTCCGCATTCTAAAAATTCTGCTTTATCTTCTGTGCAATTTAGTACGTTTAAGACGTATATGCTGGCCAGAGTCGCGGTGTAATTTTGTATTATACCTACAATTTCTTCTTCTCCTGCCCTACATAGACATAAAAAGGGAAATTTTTCTAATATTTCATTATGGTTTGCCATCGGTAATATTTAGCCAAAGATTCAATTCGATAAAATTAAATAAATATAACTATGAGCGATACATTTACATTACTAAGCTATCCGCAACGCACAACTTTAATATATGCAGAAGGATACAGCAGGACACAAAACATGCCATTTAATACGACTAGAAAAACAATTTATAAAGGCGTAGACAATACGCTGGGATTTGACATTAAAAACCAGGATCGCAAGCCAGTTAGCTTATTGGGTAAAACAGTTATGGTTAATATAATGCAAGTTCGCAATGGCGAATTAATAGTTCAGCGCAGAGCAACTATTGTAAATGCTGAAAATGGATTTTGCGAGTTTACTGTGTTCAGCAGTGATTTAATTGACATGGATCCAGGAATTTATCAACTTAGTGCAGTGGTATACGACGAAAGTGGCCAAGCTAAAAGTTTATACACCGATAATAACCGAAGAGTTACATTAGAATTAGAATTATGCGATGGTGCATATCCAAAGTATATTCCTAGCGTTGATTTAACATTTAGTCAACTTGGTAATAGTTGGGTGAGTCAAGCACTTCCGGGTAACTTGCAAAAGAACGATACTAGCTTGTTGCATACTATACAAATCAAAGTTACTAACTTCAAAGGCAAAGTTTCTGCATTGGTAAGTTTGGATTATGATAGTGGCGGAAATTATTTCCCAGTTAGGTTTATTAACGATGCTACTGATATTATTTTCTTACCACCATATGGTTATTCCATAAGACCAAATGATCGTTGGCCAGACGGAACGATAGAAGGTTGGAATTTTATATCCAATGCTCGTTGGGTAAAAATAATGTATACTCCAGATAGCGATAACACCGGAACAGTTGACAGAGTTATCTATAGAAGTTAAAATAGTAAGGTCATGTCGGCCTTACAAACATTATTACAATCACGCATAAATGGAAGACCTAGCCCCAAGGGTTGGATCAGTTTCAACTGTCCAATGTGCGTGGTTAACGGGCAAGCTCGCCCCGATACCAAACGTCGCGGCGGTACGATGTTTAATCCAGATGGAGCAGTCAGTTATCATTGCTTTAACTGCAACTTCAAAACAAGCTGGACACCAGGAAGAACTCTTAGCTTTAAGATGCGTAAACTTATGCGTCAATTGGGTTTTGATGAAGCAGAAGTACAACGTCTAAACTTAGAACTACTAAGTCAAGCAGATGTAGAAACATTAGTAAGCAGAGAACCAGAACCAACTTGGACTCCTGATTGGCCCAACTATGAGCTAGGATTTGATGTACGACCTATCGAAGATCCTAGTAAAATAGAATACTTAAAACACAGACAAGTTTACGATCTTGCAGTATGGCTTGAAACAGATACAACATATGCAGGTTTAAACAATAGAGCAATACTACCTTTAACATATGAAAACAGATTAGTGGGCTTTCAAAGTAGACATATTGTAGGGGAATTGCCTGCTAAGTTTTCTAAGTATTATAAGAAAGCACCGGCAGACTATATATTTGGTTTAGACAATCAAAGAGATAATAGACAGTTTGTTATAGTTACAGAGGGTGAAATGGATGCACTACTGACCAGTGGATTAAGCATTGGTAGTAATAATTTAAGTGATCATCAAGCACAACTGATAGAAGACTTAAATATAGAACCTATCGTGATTCCAGATGCAGATAAAGCTGGTAGAGATTTAGTAGAACGTGCCGCAGATTATGGCTGGAGTGTTAGTTTCCCTGAGTGGGAAAACTGCAAAGACGTCAGTGATGCAGTAATGAAATATGGACGTTTGTTTGCTATTCACAGCATACTACAGGCCGCAGAGCATAGTCCAACAAAAATAAGATTAATGGGAAAGAGATATTGTCAATGAGTAATGAAGTAAAAGAGTACAGTGTAGATTTACAAAAGTTGTTTTTAGAATTTCTTGTTAGTGATAAAGAACTGTTGAGTCGTTGTCAAAACGTGTTGGAAGGCAGCTACTTTAGCAGAAGTCTGCAATCAACAGCAGAGTTTATTAAAGAGTATGCTAGTAAGTATAGCGACTGTCCTACGATTGAGCAGATTAAAGCCGTAACAGACACAGAGCTAAGAGTTATTCCCGGAGAAGCCGCTGGTCATAAGGAATGGTTCTTAACAGAGTTTGAACAGTTTGCTAGACACAAAGCACTGGAGAAAGCTATTCTTGCCAGTGCCGACTTGCTAGATAAACAGCGTTATGGTGAAGTCGAGAAGTTAATTAAGGATGCTAGTAACATTGGCTTACCAAAGAGCTTTGGTACAGACTATTACGCAGATCCTATGGGTCGACTAATGTTACTTAAGAATCAAAATGGCGGTACTAGCACAGGTTGGAAGACCATTGACGAAAAGTTGTACGGCGGATTTAACAGAGGCGAACTCAATATTTTTGCAGGTGGCTCAGGTGCAGGTAAAAGTTTGTTTTTACAGAACTTGGCATTGAATTGGAGTTTACAAGGACTTAATGGCGTTTACTTTAGTCTTGAACTTAGTGAAGGCTTGTGTAGTATGCGTATGGATGCTATGCTTATGGGCATTGCAACTAAAGATATTTACAAGAACATTGACGAAGTCGACCTTAACATTAAGATGAAAGGCAAGAAAGCAGGTAAGTTACAAATTGTACAACTTACCGCAGGCATTACTGTTAATGATTTAAAGTCTTGGATTAAAGAATTCCAAATACAACATAATAATAAAATTGACTTTATTGTAGTTGACTACCTCGATTTGATGACGCCAGTGTCTGTTAAGATCTCGGCAGAAAATACTTTTATTAAAGACAAGTATGTATCGGAAGAACTTAGAGCAATGGCTGTGCAAGGCGGATTCTTATTCTGTACAGCAAGTCAGTTGAATAGAGGTGCAGTTGAAAGTGTCGAGTTTGACCACAGCCATATTAGTGGTGGTTTGAGTAAGATTCAAACTGCTGACAACGTTATTGGTATCTTTAACAGTATGACAATGCGTGAGCGTGGCAGAGTTCAATTGCAGTTTATGAAGACACGTTCGAGTAGTGCTGTAGGTACAAAGATTGAACTAGAGTTTAATACAACCAGTTTGCGTATTACAGATTTGGATGAAGATAGTCCAGAAGCACCTACTACAGCAGATGTATTACATGATAGACTTCGTCGTCAAGCACAAACAGAGTCTACTAGTGGGCCATTGGATGTAACTACTGCTCCATGGGCTAAAGCCAAGCCCAAGGATGGATTTGATATATCAGCTAAGCCTAAAGCAGAACCGTCCATTTCGATTAGAACAATGGACAGTAGTAATAAGCTAGCAAATATTCTTAAAAAGAGTTAATTATTTTAAGCCGCGCATCTCAGGTTGCTGTTGAACAGGTTCGGCAGTGGCCGGAGCGCCTATTTCTGGAGCAGGCTCATTAGTTGTTGCAGTTGCAGCATCCTTAGCACCTTGATTTAAATCGGATTTAAGTCTTTGGAATAAAGCATTGTCTTCTGCAACGTATGCTAATACAGTTTCTAGCAAATCCATTAATGCAGTCATTTGATTTAAGTTTGGTCTACGATTCATATACATGGCACGTACACCTGCTTTTAAATCATTGTAATGGTCTTCTCCTACTGCATCTTTAATAGCAGCCAAACGACTCATTGTTCGTGTAAAGCTACCATTATCAATTTCCTTACCTGCTCCGGTCATTTCAGGATCGTGATTGGCTGCTGTGCCTGCTTCTTCGATGGCTCTTAGTTTGTTTAAAACTGTGCCCATATTAAAATTTGTACTTGACATTATCATGTTGATTTCTCCACTGTTAACTTTATTTATCTGGATAAATAATTATAAGGATGGACTATAATAGTGCGTAAACAAACACGTTCTTTACTTGAAGAAATTACAAATATTGTACCGCAAAGAGACAGAGAAAGTTTTGTAGAAAACAAAGCCGTAAATGTCATTGCGAGTACACGGTATCTTGTTGAGTATATACAAGAGAATTTTAACCAAGAGCAAAGTGAAGATTTATTAAAGCGTTTATTCAACAGTTTAAAAACTGGCGATGAAATGAAATTCCGAAGAGGAATTAAACAAATTAAAGAAGCAAATAATGGAAGACTTTGAACATTTATCAGGTTGGGACTTGCTTGTAGAAAGTAGACAATACAGAGCAAACACTGCCAATCTCAATCTAAGAAATGTCAGTGATTTTGCTTTTTTGGATTTAATTTCGTTGTTTATATTACAAAACGAATATGAAACTGCGGCAGTATCAAAAAATTATGCAGATAAAACTATAGGCTATAGAAACTTTGTGCGCCCAAGATTAGCTGGTACAGACTTATATACTAGCCTAAATATACTAGCTAATCCAGACAGTATTTTTAGTAAAAAAATACATCAAAATCCTGAAGCAGATGAATTACTTAGAAAAAAATTAACAATACATACACCTACAGTAAAACGTTATTTGGACTTGTTAGCAGACGGAAGTCTAAGAAAAGAAGATGCTAGTGTATTGCTATTACGCCTGGAAAAACAGCTAAACATTACAGATAGTAAACTAAAAAGTATTCGCAGACTAGCACAGGATTGGCCAGCTATCAACGACATGCAGCGAGAATTAGTAATTGCTCGTATGCTACAATACTATCATAAATTTGCTAAACGTAGCGAAATGGCAGTGTTTTTAGAGGATCTAGGAAAAACTAAAGGGTACAAACTAAATGCACCTATTGATGCAGAACTTGCTAATCTGGGTTATGGCGAAAAGCCCCAAGCAGGAAAACAGGGCTGGCTATCAACATTAGCTCCTGCGGCAGCATTAGTAGCAGGATATAAGTTAGGTTATGCATTAACCGGTCCAAAAAACAAGCATTAAATAGTGTATTAATGTATAGCGAAGATAAATAAACTTAAGAAAGATTAACTTTCGAAAAAACAAATTAGGAGAATTTTATTATGGCACAAAATGCAGCCCCATTTTCAGCAATCGGTCGTACCGTATTCATCAAGTCTTTTGCTAAGACAAACATCACTCAGGCAGAGTTGAATGATTTAGTTAAGACAGTTCAGTTAACAAGCACAATCACAGCTATCGGTGCTTTCACAGCCGGTACTAGCGATGTTGTTAACATGATCATCGAAGGTGCAGACGTAACTGATGTTGATGGTTTCACAGTAGGTAACGTAGCATTCTAATTTTTAGAATGTAATTAGTTCAAGGTGAAAAGCCGCAGTCAGACTGCGGCTTTTCTTTTGACTAAAACTTTTGTATTAGATGGTTAAATACAGCATAGGAGAATTAATATGGGAAATTCAACAGGAAGAACCGGCGAAGTAATCGGCGGCAATATAGAGTACTTTACTTGCTATACATTAGTGGATATTACAGATTCAGGTATATATGATCCAACAGCCGGGAAAGTCTACGAACAAGCACAAAATTTAAATGTGCTATTACAGGCCATTAGTTTAGGCAGTCAGCCAATATTATCTAGTGTAGAAAAATTAGTTGCTGCCGATTTAGAAGATTATGAATTTGGCGCAGATTTTTCAGGCAATCATAATATATGGTTGTTGCGATTCGCCAGTGAAAGAGTCGGCAGTATCACCGTTGCATCTTTAGTTAGAGACGCAGACGGTTTACCGATCTATGACGACCTTGACGAAACAGCAGTTTTTGACGCAAATGTATTTGAAACTAACGACGCAGGTCAAAAAAATATCTATTTTTATCGCAACGATAGTTTGTGATTTGTATAAATACAAATATAAAAATTTAGGCATCTAAAGGTAATACAGAAATGTATTACCAACAAGTTTGGCACATCCTTTGGCATTTATTTTATCTAACAAAAAAAACAACATTACAAATAAAGGAGATAGTGTTAATGGTGAAGGCGGTAGCAGAACGGCTAGGAATAGTCGAGACTAAAGTAGAAAATCTTGACAGTAAATTAGACGATTTAAAAATCGATGTTAAAGATATGCATGATTGTCTTGATAAAACTAGGGATGATCTTAAGCTAAAATTAGATGAAATGCTCTTAGCCAGCAATGCTCAACATGGTGAGATGTCTAAAAAAATTGCAGCCATGGAAAAATTAAAAGATCGTTGGACATTTACAGTTGCAGGTGTTTTAGTTGCAGTTGGTTGGATAAGTGCTCACGGCACGGATTTAATTAAAATTTTGGCAGTATTAAAATGAACGAATTTGAAGTCATCGTTGAAGACACAGAAGAACCTTTAACAGAGGCTAAGAGAGTATGGGCAAAACGCGGCAAGAAATTAAAGCGTATGATTCGTTGTACCAGCGGCAAGAAAAAAGGCAGAACAGTTGCTAACGTTGGTGCGTGTTCCAAAGCGATAAATATGAAGAAGAGATTTCAGATGAAGCGAATTAGAAAACGCTTTAATGCTAGAATCGTTAGAAAATCAAAGAGAACAAAAGCATTTAATCCGGTGAGTAAACGATTAAAAATGCTAAACAAATAGGAACACATATGGCAGATGATCGTAGTTTAACAGATATTATTAGATTCGCAGACCCTAGCGGAGAAATCAGCGATTCTGAAATAGCTAGTATTTCTAATTCACTTAAATTTTCAGAAGTACTAGATTTAATTTCATACGTAAGTAAAGACGATATGGATTCTGCTAGAAATATTTTAAGTAAACATGATCCTCGATTCAATGTAGCTAAAGAATATGTAGGAGCAACCGGAGCGCGATCTAGTGGATTTAAAACAATTAAACCACAAGGTACTGTAGGCAGTTTGCCTAGTACAGCTAACAAACCAACTAATCCAAATGGCCCGCAGGGCAATGAACAAAACGATTTAGAAGCAATGGTTAGTGATCCGATGAATAAAAACAAACCGGAAGTTAAACAAATTCAAAGTTTGCTACAAAGGTTGCAAAACAGATGAAAATACGCGACATAGTTACAGAAACATATAAAGGTTTCCACGGAAAACATAAAAACTATGGTGTTGTTAAGCACAGCACAGTAGACGAATCATTACCAAATGCTATGATAGAACCAGAACTTAGAAATACCGACACTTATATGCAAATGCGTTACGGATTAGCATTAGCAGCGGCAGCAGCCCGGCAAGGCGAAGAATTTGAACAAGAAAGTGTTTGGGCAGAAAATATCGGATTAGTTGGCTACACTGATGCCGAAGTTGCACAGATCAAATTAGCTGATAAATTGATGGGTGTTAAAAGCATTAATATTAGTAGCAAAGGCAGTCAAGAACGACCTGATACTGGTACTAAGAGTGCAGTAGCCAGCGGCTGGAAGAATTTTTCAAAATGAAAATAGTTGAGTTAGCATCGGGTATTAAAACAATGATAACCAACGAGCAACAAGAACTCGTTAAGTTAGTAAAAGAACATAGTCAAATTGCCAGAATAGATTTAGATGAGCGTAAACAAAAAATAGCCGAACAAATGACAGGGCTAGGATTATTAGATAGAATATACGATGAAAAAACAGAAACCATTATCTACAGATTATTCAGTAGATAAAAAAGGAGCAACTAGATTGTCGTCAAAAGTGGCTGCAATGCTAGATGACGCAATACCTACTAATATATTAGGTATGCTGGTTACGATGAAAGAACAAGAACGATGTCTAGTGTTCTATGATAGATATAGTTTAAATGTTCGAACTAAAAACAACTATTCTATCATAGACTTATATACTAAAGATACAGTGTTTGATAATATTGCATTATTTTCTAGTGCGTTACATATAATATTTGCTTTAAATAAAGGAGCTCATAAAACTGCGCCTAAAGAAAATATAATATATGAACTAGATCAAGAATACTTTCGATGTTTAGAAAACATTAAATTCTATAGACAGAAGATGAATTCGGTAAATCAAGAACTGATTTCTTTATTTGCAGATAGATTGTCTGATGCTAAATTAAGATTAGAAGAAACAAAAACCAAATTATCTAAAACATATTGATAAATAATCTAAAGGATACCTATTATGAATACCTCTGAAATTTTTAACCCTGCACAACGTAAACAACGTGTAGTAGAAAACTTTTTAAACAGCCACTACGGCTTAAAATTAGCTGCACACGGAGATGCAGTCAAAGTACAATCTTTGATCAGTAAACTAGTTATGGAAAACCATCAAATGGCCAGTACACAAGTTGGCTTTCAAAATGACGCTACTTACGTAAAGAATACAATGATTATCGAAGCTCTTCGTCATATTCTTAAAGAGATTGGTCCAATGAGAACAACTCGCAAAATGAACGAACAAAGCGGCGAAGATTTAGCACAAGCCGAACTTATCCTTGTTGCTCAAAACATGGTCGACGACTTGCAAAAGATGGCTGAAGATGTAGCACAAATGCAAACTGACGAACTAATGCCTTTAGAAGAAAAAATGAAGACAACGTTTGGACAAGAGCAAGGACAAACATTTGGACAAAGTGCTGACGAAACATTTAGTACATTGTTAGATGCAGTTAAGGCAGCAAAAGATGCATTGAGTAATGCGGTTGCTGTACTAAAAGGCGAAGCTCCTATGGGCAACGATCTAAGTGGTACCGGAGTTCCAAGTCCAGAATTAGAGCCAGCAGGTGATGAATTTGCTTTATCTAACGCTGCCGGTGGCGAAGAAGAATTGCCAACAGGCCGTGAGTTGAAGTAATGCGTTTATACGAATTTGTCGACAGTGACGATCAAGTTTTGTCAATCATCAAGCCTTTGCTTTTAAGAGCAAAGGCTGAAGGTGCTAAATCTGTTCCGTTAAGTCAGCTAACTAACGATATCCAAGATTCTAGTATTACTCCGGAATTATTAGTTAATATTATTAATAAACACAGAAAGAGTCTAAAAGATATCATTACAACAGCAACCTACGATGAAATAGTATTGAACAATAACGAAATTAAATCTGTGACTAGCAAGTTTGATCAAAATGTTGCTAAAATGAAAAGTACAGCATTACAACAAGCAATGGATAAATTAAAATGATAACATCGATTATGTTAACCGCTAACCAAGCTAGAAGCAAAGCTCAAAATGACTTAATTATTTTTAACGAAGTTAGATCCATTGAACTGGGTATTTTGACAGCTAGTGCAAATGGTGCATATGAAGTAATATTAAACAATACTACTATGTCTACTACTCCTGCTTACTTTAATGTTTGGAGAGGTAATACCAACGACCGAGCCAAAGAAAAACAAATGGCAACTATAATTCAATATTTTACAGACCTTGGTTATACTATAGAACGTAAAACAAATTCTTCCACTGGTAATACATTTAATTGGACAGTTTATTGGTAATTAATAGATAGACTATGCACTAGAAATAGTGTATAATAGTTTATATGTTACTAAATCCAATTTATGAATACAAAAAACTCAAACGTGACGAATCTACTGGCAAGCGACTTTATGCTTGCCCAGATGGCATCAAAGTTCCTAGCGTCACAACAATTCTTGATTCGACTAAAGATAAAACATTCTTAATTGAATGGCGTAAACGTGTAGGTGATGCCGAAGCAACTCGCATTAGCACAGAGTCGGCAGGACTCGGTACACTAATGCATACGCATTTAGAATATCATGTACTAGGCAAAGAACGTCCGCAAGGAAATAATCAAGTTCAAATTATGGCTCGTGCTATGGCTGATACTATGATTAACGAAGCGTTCTGTGAAATCGACGAAGTATGGGGCATTGAAGCATCTTTATATTATCCTGGACTATATGCAGGTACCAGTGACATGATTGGTGTTCACAAAGGCACGCCTGCAATTATTGACCATAAGACTACTAAAAAAACAAAGAAGAAAGAATGGATTGAAGATTACTTTCTGCAATGTTGTGCCTATGCATTAGCACACAATGAAGTTCATGGCACTGACATTAAAAAAGCAGTAATCAACATTATTGACCGAGATGCAAAATTACAAAGTTTTGTCATCGAAGGAAATGAGTTTGATCATTACAGTGATTTGTGGTCTCGACGAGTTGATCAATATTATAAATAAGCATCTAGTGGAAAATAATTTAAGTATTTGGTATAAGACTACTACGGAAAAAATCTTAGCTTGGAGAGAGTTGAGACAAAATGCTGTAGATATGTCAGTAGACAGTATAGTTAACGCTGTTAATACATGGTGGACATTCTCACCATGGGTCCGTAAAACTATAGATCCTTACAAACCCGAAACATGGCCTACTCCGTGGGATATGATTAGTCGCGGCGAGTTTTGTCGTAGCGCCATTGCCCTAGGACAAGCATATACCCTTTGGATGACAGCGCCTAATACAAATGTAGAACTATGGTTAGTGAATAATTTTAGTGAAAAAGATATACATTTAGTAGTAGTTATTGATAAGAAAACTGTGCTAAATTATACCCTAGGACAAGTAATGAGCATTGAAGAATGCGACTTTGAGCTTCTAAATAAGATCACTAAAGATGATTTAACTCACATTAAAATATAACAGAATTATTACATTGTTGAGTTAAATAGAATACTAAAACAAACGAACAATCAAGGAAACAAGTACAAATGACAACATCAGCCAAAGCCATCACTGTTATTAAACGCAATGGGCAAAAAGAGCAATTAATGATCGAGAAATGGCAAGCTCAAATTACTAAGATATGTGCAGGTATAGCAGACGTGAGTCAGAGCATGGTAGAGATCAAAGCACAACCTCATTTTTATGATGGTATTACTACACAAGAAATTGACGAGATTACACTTAGAGCTATTGTTAACCTTATCGACGTAGAAGCCAATCCAGATATCGGACACACCAATTATCAATTCGTAGCAGGCAAGCAACGTCTGAGTATGCTACGGAAAGATGTCTATGGTAGTTACGAAGTACCACACCTTTATGACATCGTTAAAAAGAATGTAGCAACAGGTCTATACACTAGCGAACTTCTTGACTGGTACACACAAGAAGACTGGAATCGTATGAATGACATGTTGGATCATGAAAAGGACGAAGAATACAGTTATTCTGCTATTGAACAACTTATCGAAAAGTATCTGGTCAAGAATCGTAGTACAAAAGAAACTTATGAAACTCCACAGATTAGATACATGGTTGCGGCTGCAACAGTGTTTCATAAAGAAGAGCCTAACAGTGCTCGTTTGCGCTATATAAAGGAATATTACAATGCTGCCAGTGATGGTCTTTTCACTCTCGCTACTCCTGTGCTTGCTGGGCTTGGTACTCCAACTAAACAGTTTAGCAGTTGCGTTCTTATCCGTAGTGATGACGATCTCGATTCTATATTTGCTAGTGGCGAAATGATGGCCAAGTATGCCAGCAAACGTGCTGGCATCGGTTTAGAAATTGGGCGACTACGTCCTTTAGGAAGTCCCATTAGGGGCGGCGAAATCATGCACACAGGTATGATTCCATTTTTAAAGAAATGGTTCGGTGACCTACGTTCATGTTCACAAGGAGGAATTCGCAATGCAAGTGCTACTGTCTTTTATCCAATCTGGCATCACCAGTTTGACGACCTTATTGTACTTAAAAACAACCAAGGAACAGATGAAACCCGCGTCCGTTTCATGGACTACGGAGTTGTTCTCTCCGCGTTCTTCTGGCGCAGGTTTAAAAACAAAGAAGCGATAACATTCTTTGATCCCAACGAAGTACCTGACTTATACGAAGCATTTTACAGTAATACCGAAAAGTTCGAAGAGCTTTATGTAAAGTATGAAAATACAGCAGGACTTCGTAAGAAAACAATGAGTGCAGAGGAAGTATTCAAGAGTGGTATCTTAAAAGAACGCACTGATACAGGTCGTATCTATCTTGTGTTTGTAGACAATGTCATGAACCAAGGCCCGTTTGATCCCGAGTATCATACAATTTATCAGAGTAACCTTTGCTGTGAAATTCTTCTTCCTACTAAGTCTTTTAAGCGTCTTGATGACGATGCCGGGCGTATTGCGCTATGTACGCTCGGTTCAATTAACTGGGGTGCGTTCCGTAATCCTGAAGATATGCGCCGTGCTTGTCGCATTTTGCACCGTAGTCTTAATAATATTCTTGACTATCAAGACTTTCTTTCCATCCAGTCTAAGTTAAGCAATGACGAGATTCGTCCTCTAGGAATCGGTATTACTAACTTGGCATATTGGCATGCCAAGCGTAGCTTGAGGTACGGCGAAAAAGATGCATTGGCTGAAGTTAAATCTTGGATGGAACATCAAGCATTTTACCTAACAGAAGCCAGTGTCGAACTTGCTAAAGAACGTGGCCGTTGTGAAGGCAGTGATCATACACGTTATGGTAAAGGCACTTTCCCTTGGGAACTACGTGCCAAGGGCGTTAATGAACTTGCAGACTTTACTCCTGAATTAGATTGGGAAACTCTACGTGTTCAAATGAAAGAACATGGTGTTCGTAATGCTACACAAATGGCAGTTGCACCCGTTGAAAGTAGTAGTGTTGTTATCAATAGTACTAATGGTATTGAAATGCCAATGAGCTTGATTAGTACTAAAGAAAGTAAAGCGGGATCATTTACACAAGTTGTGCCTGAATATCACAAGTTGAAAAATAAGTATCAGCTAATGTGGGAACAGAAAGACTGCGATGGTTATCTAAAAACAGCAGCCGTTATTGCTGCCTATGTTGATCAAAGTATCAGCACTAATACATTCTATAATCCTGCTTACTTTGCTGATAGAAAAGTTCCAACAACATTGATTGCTAAGAACTTGATGCAAAGTCATTACTGGGGTTTGAAAACTTTCTACTATAGTTTGATTAATAAAGCAGGTAGTAGGGCTGTAGAAGAACAACAACCTGATAATGTTATCAGTTTAAATTTTAATCAACAAGACGAACTTGATGACGACTGCGAGGCTTGTAAGTTATAATGTTAGAAACAATTTGCGATATTATGGTAGACGCTTATAAGCGTAACTGGATTACTAGTCGTGATGGTAATGTAAGCATTCGTCATCACGACCGCGATCACTTTTATATCACACCTAGCGGTGTACGGAAGCAGACAATGCAGCCGGATCAATTTAAAAAAATTAGTATTGATAAAACAATACACAGCGGGTATGGTACCGCAACATTTAACTATAATTGGCGCGAACTTCCTTACAGTGACATTAGTGCCAATTTAAAACCCAGCGGCGAACTTCCATTACATTTTGGTCTACAGAAAGAAATGGGTCAGCACAAAAATGATGTTCGAGTTGTTGTTCACGTACATCCTACATATTGTATTGCGGCTATGCATGCCGGTATTGATTTGAGTACAATTAGTTCAGCGTTCCCGGAACTAAATCGTTATACACGAGTAGCGCCTAATGTAGGCGATGTGGCGCCGATTAGCCAAGAGCTTGCAGACCAGTGTCATAAGATGTTACAATTAGACAATGATGGTAATATTGCCTATGATATTGTGGGCATTAAAGGACATGGTGTAGTCGCTGTTGATACTAGTCCGTGGCGTGCCTACGAGCATATAGAAAGATTAGAACATATTTGCAAAATTGTATTAGCATCAGGAAATTACAAATAAAGCAATATAAATTAAATTCTTATACAACTTATGAAATTAATAGAATTCTGTTCTTGGTATAAATCATTAAATTTTCCTAAAAATGTAAACCCATGGTCGGGAAAAATTTATCATACAGATTGTAGTTCTAGTACAATCATATTTGTACAGGATAATTTTTTAGTAGAAGAATATCATTTATTTCCTAATACTGTGGTGCCGTTGCACAATCATCCGTTTGAAACTGTAAGTATATTTTTAGGCGGAAGTTTTATCGGGTACAGAACTTTAGAAAACAAAAGACTGTATAACGAAAAAGACATAGGAAATATAGGTAATATACTTCCGGTTGGAGTCGATCATGGATTTACTGTTGGTGCAGATGGTGCCGCATTACTAGTAATCAGTAAATGGGATAATATAGATCAGTGCAATAGTGCAACCTTAGAATATACAGGTCCTTCTATGGGACCCATTCACGATAAACTTTTGGAAAAATATAAAAAATGAGTAAACAACAATATAACTTAAACACAAAGACAGACTATTTGAATAGAAAAATGTTTTTGGACCCGGAAGGTCCTGTAACTATTCAAAGATTTGAAGAAGTAAAATATAAAAAGATTGCAGATTTTGAAACAACAGCACGTGGTTTCTTTTGGGTTCCAGAAGAAATTAGTCTTACTAAAGATGCTAACGATTTTAAAGATGCCAGCGATGCAGTTAAACATATCTTTACAAGTAACTTACTTCGTCAGACTGCCTTAGACAGTTTGCAAGGCCGCGGACCTAGCCAAGTATTTGCTCCAGTTATTAGTTTACCTGAACTAGAAGCACTTGTTTATAATTGGACATTCTTTGAAACAAATATCCATAGTCGTAGTTATAGCCATATCATTCGTAACATTTATAATGTGCCTAAAGATGTATTCAATACTATACACGATACAAAAGAGATCGTAGATATGGCAAGTAGTGTGGGCCGTTACTACGATGAGTTACACAAAGTTAATTGCCGTAAAGAAATGGGCGAAGATGTAGATGAAAAAGAACACATCAAATCAATTTATATGGCACTACACGCAAGCTATGCACTAGAAGCATTCCGCTTTATGGTATCATTTGCTACAAGTTTAGCAATGGTCGAAAACAAAATCTTTATTGGCAATGGCAACATCATCAGTTTGATTCTACAAGATGAATTACTGCACAAAGGTTGGACCGCTTTCTTAATCAACCAAGTAGTTAAAGAAGATCCTCGCTTTGCCATAGCCAAACAAGAATGCGAAGCAGAAGTATACGCATTGTATATGGATGTTATCCGCGAAGAAAAAGCATGGGCAGATTATTTGTTTAAGATGGGTCCAGTTATTGGTCTTAATGCAAACATCTTAAAAGAGTTTGTTGACTACACAGCAGTGAATGCTTTAAAGGAGATAGGTATTAAATATCAAAGTCCTGCTCCAAAGAGTACTCCTATTCCTTGGTTTAACAAGCACAGCGACACAAGTAAAAAACAAACAGCATTGCAAGAAAGCGAAAGCACTAATTACGTTATTGGAGTAATGAGTGACAGTATCGATTATGATGCATTGCCTGTACTATAAGGAACGTCGATGAAAATTAATGAAGTAGTAGCACAGATTAATGACAAATGGTTTGAGCAAGGTAGTTTTAAAACTTTTAAAAAGCCCGCAAAAGAACGCTACGAAATTTCACAAGAGCCAGGTACTGTCCAAACACTAGAAGGACCTGTTAAGTATCCTGCAGGTTATTATATAATGACTGGACCAAAAGGCGAACAGTATCCTATCTCTCCTGAAAATTTTGCAGAACTAAAAGACGACTTGGGTAATGGTATTGCCAGTCCTAAGAAGATTATTAAACTGGCCAAACTTGCCGATCATGATGGTAGCGTTCCTACTTCCTGGGGCGAAACACTACATTATACAGCAGGCAATGATTATATCGTTAAGCATGGTGCTAACGACTATGGTGTAGTAAAGAAAGATATCTTTGCCCAAACATACGATACAGCAGGAGCATAATATGCAAGTTAGAGTAAAAGAAAATCCCGAAGAATTTGGTGCCTGTGGTTGTGGCAGAAGTCCAACTGGCTACTGTAATGGCTGGCACGGATTAACTGAAGAACAATATCAAACAGCATTAGAAGAATACGAAGCGAACTTATTTGAGGACAAAGAATGATCGCAGAAATTTATACAATGGAAAATTGTGGGTATTGTCAAGAATCTAAAAAATTATTAGAAGAAAATAATTATAATTATACAGAACATATCATTACCGAGGAATCTACAAATACAATAAGCACATTACAAGAACGATTAAAAACAGAACAAATTATTGTACCAGTTATTTTCATAGAAGGTGTTTCTATAGTCGGCTATTTTGGATTAGTGGATTTTATGGCAAAGAAAAAGATAAATCAAGGAAGTTAAGATGAAAGTAGAAATTTATACTAAGGACGCATGTCCATATTGCGTACAAGCAAAGAACTTGTTTAAAAGCAAAGGTATAGAGTTCACCGAACACTATATCACAGCAGAAACAAGAGAAACATTGTTAGAAAATCTAACAACAAGATTAGGGGCAGCACCACGCACAGTGCCTCAAATCTTTATCGATGATCAGGCCATTGGAGGTTATACTGATCTAGTCGCGTGGTTTAAAAATCAATAAATACATATATGTTAAAAGAAAACAAAATCGGACACACTGTCAGTATGAAATTAGCCAACGGCGATGAAGTCGTTGGTAAAGTTACAGGACAAACAGCAGAAGGACTTACTATCAGTAAGCCTGTTATTCTAGCGGCCAGCAGAGAAGGCCTTCAAATGATTCCTTTCATGATGACTGCTGAACCTAACAGTGACTTTGTATTCAAAGCACATACTATCATGTGTGTTGCAGATACGAATGACCAAGTTAGCGATGCATACTGTGAAAGCACAACTGGCATTAAGCCAGTTAGAAACTCTAGTAGTATCATAGTATAATATGCCACAAGTACACAGACAATTTGATACTAACACAGCCGGTGCAGAAATTACCGAAGTGATTCAGTCGTCTGTGTACGTTAATAACTT